GCGGCGTGGGCGTCGAAGGTGAAACCGGGCGGCGTGATTATGGGTCACGATTATGGAAGCCGCAAGTGGGGCGTCAAGCAAGCCGTCAACGAATTTACACACGATAATAATCGCGGACTCCAGATCTACCCCCGGTCTGTGTGGGCTAGTCCCGTCCCTCGCTAGGTATCGACAATGAGTCGAACCAACAAAGGTGCTGGTTGCATCTTCAAGTCAGTAAACACTGGCCGCATCTTTTTGCAAAAACGGTCTATGACTTCGTCTGAGCCTGGCACGTGGGGGTGCTGGGGAGGAGGCTGCGACGTCAACGAAACCCCGGAGCAGACCTTAGTTCGCGAGGTTAGGGAAGAGGCGGAGTACGACATTTCTGGTCTTCCCACTTGCCCGCTTCTGGTCAACATCGCCCCCGACAGTGGTTACACGTACCACAACTTCCTTGTCGTCGTCCAGGAAGAGTTCGACCCGGTCACTAACTGGGAAACAGATGGTTGGGGATGGTTTCCGGTTGATGACTTGCCCGACCCTCTTCATTTTGGCGTCGATGCCCTGCTAGCGGACGGTCCCAGTATGGCCGCTATTGATGGGGGTTATGAAGGCCTTAGTTATGTGGCGGAAATGAATCACTCCCTATACAAGTTCCGGCGCAAAACCAAATCTCAGCGTCGTAAAGTCGCTGAGGCCGTTGCCGCGCTCGTCGAATCCGGTTTGCCATTCGGCTTCGTAGTCAGCAAAAGCGGAGTGCGAGGATTCCTTGGTGAAGGTCGCCCCGACCATTTGAATGACGAACGGCTGGACGGCGCGTCACCGACTTTGAATGAGACGCTCGATAGCCTTATTTGCAACTACGTCGATGGGGTACGCAACGTTGACCTGCGGATGGAAGAAGTTTTGGGCGAAATGTCCAGCACCTGCGGCATGGCGGTCACCCCAGCACGTACCCATTCTCCACGAGCCAAGGCTCCCCTCGATCACGCAGATGACGACGAAGACGAGGAATTGACAGACATTCAAAAACACGACACGATATGACTTTACAAGAAGCACGAGATCTCGCCGACGCAGCTAGGTGGAATGGCCAATTCAACCTGTTCCACCTTTCCCACGGAGGGAAAGACTACACGGGGTTGACCGAAACTGAACTTGCGACCAACCTTTATGCTGGCCGCGCCGACGACACGATTCAGGAAGCGGATAAGCTCCCTGAAGAAGGTGACACTCACGGTGGCGAAGGCATTGCAGACGGTCCGGAGAAATTCAAAGTCTCCACCATTGACATCACGACCAACAAGCCTTACGGTGGACCACAACCTCACGTCACCGAATCACGCCCCAATTTCCAGCCGAACACTCTCAAGGAAGATTGCTCCACTACTGCCAGCGCCTGTCTTCCGAAGGGACTGCTCAAGAAACTCGACGCAACCGCGAAGAAAAAACCGCTAAAAGAATCTGGTCCCTTTGTTTAATGGCATTACCAGTAACACCAACTTTCGTCGGATCGGGTCCGGACTTCATGCGCCGTATGACGGCACTGGCGTCCACACTCCCTGATGTCTTCCGACGGCTCGACTCGCTCAAGTTATCCAAGGCACATCGAGGTCTCAAAGGACTCCGATTCACTGAGAAGACTGTTGGTGGGGAGCCTGTCTATTATCACCCCACAGAAGACGTCATCTACGTCTACCCGATGGCGTTCACGTCTGGGGATAGGCCGGACATCCTCGTCTATCGCGGTCTTGGTCAGCGGTACGCCCACAAACACTTGGCTTCTCAACAGAAACTCCAGTGGGCCAAAAAGTACGTCTATCCAAATCGGTCTGTCATGGATCAGGTTATGGCACTGCTGGATGGCCGGATGAAGTTCAAAGAGATTTTGGCCCGATTCCACGACGCCTCGGAACGGTTGCAAACCATCCACGTGTTGAACGCCCTGACGGCAAACGCCGTGAGCCATATCGTCGCCGGAACACTCGACCTCACGACATATCCCCCAACGGCTGACTTCGTCAAGGGTCGACGCCCGTACTCTCTCCAACCTCTCTCCAGTGCTTATTCTGGCAAGCGCCTCCACCGATATGAGGATGCTTTCGCCGAATATTGCTCCCAAAATGGAAGCTTGCGGGTCACTGAACAAAGTGTGCAAGATGGCCTCACCGAACTCTTCAAAACCGTAACCTTCTAACTTTATGACCGCTCCAAAGAACGCCGCCGCCAAGAAAAGAGCAGCAGCCAAAAAGACCGCTGCCGCCAAGAAAGTCTCTGCACCAGTTGAGGCTCCTCCGATTGTCGAAGCCCCTGCGCCAGTTGTTGAAGCTCCTCCGATTGTTGAGGCTCCCCCCGTTGCCGATCCTGTCGCTGCCCCTGTCCCCTCCGAAGGCCGCAGAGAACGCCGCGCACGCCTTGCCGCCGCCGCAGAAGGCGCAGACGAAGAGATTGTTGCTTATGTGAGGAAACACGGCAGGTTTGATGCCGGATCTTACGTGATCAAGTTTGGCCGCATCGGATTTCGCGCAGACCAGCCTTACCAACTGGTCCAACAGATCAAAGAGTCGATCGCCAAAGGCAGGTCAAAACTTTCGGATCTGTAATGAACGCGCTGGCTCGTCAGCTTCTGGAAAGTCCCAATGTTGACGCGTTCCTCGCTGATGTGAGGAGGATGGGGCATCAAATGGATCACGTCCTCATACTGAACGACTTCGAGTCTCCCACAATCGTCTTGCGGGGGTTTAAGGACCGTCCCCACTAATTATCGGTATGGGATTCGCTGAAAGCATTGGAAACTCTGGCTCTCTCCCCTCTATCATGGGGAAGCCGGAAGCTGACTATTACAAGCTTTCTTCTAAGCCTATCGGCACCCCTCCCACGGGTCAGATTCTGCTGCAGAAAATGGCCCATAGTCGCATTCTCAAAGTGACGACTGCCAACGAAGAGTCACACAGATTCCTTCACGGTCCCGACACTAACGCTATGCTGGTGTCCAAGTTTGGTGTCCCAAAGGATAAAGTCGATGGTATCGTCGACTACGTTTGGTCTTTCAACCAAGTTCTCATAAAAGTCAACCCCGTTACGGTTGCAGCAACTACGGCAGTAAACCATATGCCGTTGGTGTAGATACAGACAATTCCCAACGTCCGGGAGTTTGTTGAGTTAGAGAAAGATAGTTCATTGCTTGAGTATAGTTATACTTAATGAACAAGCCAATCTCTCTAGTCGAAAACTACGCTTTTCGCCCGCTTGGGAAACCATCACTCGTGGAGCGCTCTGGAAAGCCCTCCGCAATGCGAGTCGAGGGTGTCTTTCAAAACTACATCGACCAGAATCAGAACGGTCGGATCTACCCGAAGACAATTTGGGAAAGGCTTTTTAGCGGTCAGGCTACCGATTTCCAAAATCGGCTGTCAGAGCGTGCGATGCTCGGAATGATCGAGCACCCTGAAGACGGCCAAACCCGGATGGACCAAGTCTCCCACGTTGTGGTTGAAGCACGGTTCGCATCTCCTATCGAAATCGCCGAGTCCGGTGGTGAACTGAAAGAAGGTGACATCATCGGCGCTTATGAGGTCCTCGAAGGCACTCCACAAGGAGAAGTCCTCAAGGCACTCATCGAAGCTCGCGTCAAATTTGGCGTCTCTTCCCGTGGTAATGGCACTGTTACTGATATCGGTAATGGCGTCAACGAAGTCAACGAAGACTACGAGTGCGAGACCTGGGATGTTGTTTTCTCTCCATCAGTCGCTCGCGCCCTCCCCGTTCTCGTCCAAGAAGCTCGCGACAATGGCGACGTTTCCAAGATGATCGAAGCGGGCAAGAATTCCGATTGGGCCAGCCTTACTGAAAAGGAAGTTGGCGGCGACGGTCAGGGTGGTGGCGAGAAGAAGAAGGGTACGTCACTCAAAAACAAGAAAATCAAAGTCAAAGAGAATACGTACGAAGTACGGATCACTAAAGGCGACGACGAGAAGACAGTTTACGAGGGGACCAACGAAGGTCATGCTCGTGGAATTTTCGCCAGTTGGACACTCGGGGAAACCCCAGCAACCCTCTGGCATAACGGACTCCCAATCGAAGAGCACGTTGCTAATCTGGAGGAAGGCAAGCCTGCCCAATCCAACACACCGAACGCACCACATACCACTACCACTATGAACAAACTCGCTGAAATGAAGCGGAAGCAGGCTGAAGTCATCCAACTGACTCAGATGAAAACCTCGGGCCTCAAGGCTTCAGAAAAAGCCGCCTTTTTCGACTCTGTTGATCAACTGAAGCGCGAGATCTACGAAATCAAGCTTCAAGATCCCGCCGTTGGTGGTCTCGCTGAAACGCTCGACGCCAGACTCGACACATTCATCGCTGAGATGGACGAAATGCCCGCTGGTCCTCCCGCTGGTCCCGACGACGCAATGGAAGGTCCTCCAAAAGGCCCCCCGGCACCCGACGAAGCTGGTGGCGAAGACCCTGGTGCAGGTGGTGACACTCCTGAAGAAGTCCGCGCTACGCTGACTACCGCAGCTGAGAAACTCCGCGACGCTTGCCCCGAAGACGAAGAGTGTCAGGGGATTGCCGACGAACTCGAAGTTCTCGCTGACAAGTGCTGCCCTGAAGAGGATGCAGAAGGCGAATTCGGCGACGAAGACGTTGACATGGACATGCCGGACGACATGCCCATCGAATCCAAGAAGCGCGTGAAGCGTCTCATTCGTGAGAATGTCAAGCTTCGCCGCAACATCAAGAAACTTTCACTGACTTCCGCTCGCATGCTGGAAGCTCACAAGAGACTCAAAAGTAACTTGCCCGAAGGGGCTGGTGAAGCCTCGAGCGTCAACGAATCGGAAGCGATGACGGCTGCTCGGGAACTGGCTGAGAAATACAACAAAGACATGGTGTCTTTGGGCGTTCACCTGATGAGGGCAAAAGATCCTGGGCTTTACGAGACGATCAAAGGTCGCCTCCCACGAGTCAAGACTTGGACCCAACTCGGAAAACTCGTCCAAGAAGCCAAGTCGAAAGCCGCTCCTGCCAGGGGTAAGAGGAAGATGGAATCCCGCAATCTGGGTGCACGTCGCCGCAAACCTTTGGCCGAAGGCAACAAGCCAGCACAGAAGAAACGCCCCGTACGGTCCCATAAGGAGGCCATCGAGGAAGCAGTTCACCCTGCAGTCAGGATGCGCAATAACGCGAAGAAAGGCTAATTTTCTTCAGCACCACCAAATTACCAAATTATACCAAACTAACTAATGATTGATTCACGACAACTCGCTCGTACGATCGCCCGGGGGATGCAGCTTGCTGAAACCCCTATGGGAGTGACTTCGAAGCAGAGCCTCTTGGAAGCAAAAGGTTGGAAGGAAATGGTTGAGGGCATCAAGTCCGATACCAAGAGAGCCTTCGTTACCCTGATGCTTGAAAACTACAAGCTGAGCCGGATGGACCTCGATGAGGCCACCACCACGATGCAAGTCGGCAACTTTGACAAGTTCGCCTTCCCACTCCTCAGTATTGTTTCGGAGAACTTGATTGCACAGGACCTCGTTTCTGTTCAGCCTCTCGAAGGCCCTTCTGGTCTCGTCTTCTACATGAACTTCGTTACTGGCCAACAGAAAGGTGACACCGCTCGCGGTGCCCACATCTGGGATGCTCGTACCGGACACGCTGACCGCATGCTGGATTCGTCCGACCGCGTTCAGAATGAGTTCGTCGGAAGTACGACTGGCGGTGGAGCTTTTGTTTCTGGCCAAGCCCTCTCCTACACCCCGGTTATGCCGGGCACGTTGACGATTACCGTCGATTCTGGTGGAACTCCCGCAGTTCTCTCTGATGACGCCAACGGCAACATCCTCACATCCGCCTCTGCAGTTGTTGGAAACATCAACTACAACACGGGTGAATTGAGCAACGGAACGGGTCTTGGAGCTTCCAAGACCATCGAAGTTACTTACAACTACAATCCTGAACTGAACCAGGACGCACAGCAGGTCGATTTCGAGATCTCCAGTTCGCCTATCTTCACTCAGGAACGTAAGTTGCGTGGACGTTGGAGCACAGAGGCCGCACAGGCTCTCGAGGCTCTTCACAAGGTCAACGCAGAGAACATCGTTTCTACCGCCATCGCGAACCACCTCCAGTGGGAAATTGACCGGGAAATCATCGAAGACCTTCGCCGTCAGGCTGGGGCTGGTGTGGTTAACTGGTCGGCAAACATTCCTGCCGGTTCGACCATCTCGTACACTGAGCACAAGCTTTCCTTCGTTGACGCGATGGTTACTGCTTCGAGCTTCATTCAGCGTGCGACAAACCGCGTGAAAGCCAACTGGATGCTCGCAGGCATCCAGGCGTCCAACATCATCGAGACCCTTCCTCAGTTTGAGCCTACCGCAGGTGACAAAGCCGAGATCGAAGGTGTCGCGCAGACTGGTTCGCTTGGCCGCATGAAGATCTACTCCGATCCTCACTACCCGATTGCAGAAGCCCTGCTCGGTTACAAGGGTAACGACTTCGTTCGTACCGGATACATCTTCGCGCCTTGGATCTTGCTCTTCAGCACTCCGCTGATTACGCTTGACGACTTCATCTCGCGGAAAGGCTTCGCGTCCCAGTATGGGAAAAAGTCCGTGAATACGAAGTTTTACTCGCGCATCACGCTCACCAACATGAGCGCCAGCTTCGGTTCCTAAGCTCCGCAGCCTGAATCTCAATTCACTTTAAGGGCCGACTCTCGCGAGTCGGCCCTTTCTGTATTCACCTCCAGTTCACCGTATTGGGATATTTGGTGATCAATAAGCATTCTCTTTTGCGTTCTAATGTGCGCCAATTGCAATGCTTTGGACGCTGCTGCTAGACATGAGGAAGCGCGGAGAATGCTAGAAGAAGGGCGGGTTTCCAAATTTGAATCCTCATAGTTTCTACATCCTTATGAAAATAACAAACGAACAACGACTTGAGCTTCAGGCCCTTGCCAGGCCTTTGCAGCAGTGGATGAATGATAACTGTCATCTTCATGTTAAAGCACTCGTCGATAGTGAAACTATGGAGTTCATGGAAGGGTTGACTTCGACGAAAAGAACGGAATTGGACGGACACCCCGAAAAGGAGGGATGAAACGGCGCAGCTTCTTTCATACCACACTCGGCGCTGCCGCCGCCTTGGTATCTCCTTTGCCTCTCCCTGCGCCTCCGGTGTGCCTTCCGTCCTGGAAGGGGTCAGACGCCACGCAGATTCTCGCGGACTTAGCGAAAGCCACGGAAGATCTCCCGTTGATTTTCGATATACCCAAACAAAAGGCTATCGAGTTGCAAAAGGAAATAGACCGGGAAGTCATCATAATGAAACATACCCTCAGAACCTAGTATGCCAAAATCAATGAACATCGTCTTTGATATCGACGGAACCCTCACTAAGGTGAGCAATAGAGTAGACTGCTTATCGCGCACACCCCCCGATTGGGATGAGTTTTACGACCGTTGCGACGAGGATACGCCGAACACCCCAATTGTGAATGTCTGCAAGCAAATGGGCCTCACGTCCAACATCCTCTTTCTCACTGGTCGCAGAGAGTCAGTGCGTGAAAAAACTGTAGCCTGGCTCACTTTGCATTTGGGCATGGACGATCACTACGTTGACACTGTCTTGTTCATGAGAGGTGATGGAGACCGCCGTCACGATATCGTCATGAAGCCTGACCTATTGGCCAAATCCGACGTAATCCCCGATCTTATCTTCGAAGATCGGAACTCTATGACAGCCAAGTGGCGAGAGTTGGGGTATACCTGCGTCCAGGTGGCTGACGGAGACTTTTAGATTTCCTCACCTATTTTGCAACTTTCTATAGGAGTTATGAAATCACCACTACACCTGGCAGCTTTGCTGCTTCTCGCCGCCGTTCTCCCTGCTTCTGCAGGAGATTCTTCCATCACTGGGGCTGACGTAACGCAGCCCGTCGGTGTCGTCTCTGACCCTGTTTTCCTCGCTGGAGAATTTCAAATCGACGGCTTTGCTGGCTACCTTCGCGGTTCCAAGAGCGGAGCCCCGGCAGCGTATGGCGGAGGAATCGGCTTCACGAAGTTTTTCACGAACAACTTTGGTGTTGGGGTTGATGGCGGATACTACACCGAAGAAGGCGACGGAGACGACGTCTACACGGCTTCCGCCTTTGTCATCCTCCGGTACCCCATTGAAAGCGCAAGAATCGCTCCGTACGCCTTCGCGGGTTACGGTGGTACCTTCGCAGACGTTGACGACTTCAATACCGACGATTTCGGCCCGCACGCTGGTGTTGGTATTGACTGGCGGATGACATCCCTGCTCGGTCTCTTCGCAGATTATCGTTATACTTGGCTCGACACGGACGCCAACAATGACTCCCACTCTTTCCGTGCTGGTGTCCGATTGACGTTCTAGTTTCCGTCAATCAACAAAGACGAAGGGCGCACTCGGGCGAGTGCGCCCTTTTTTGTATACTTGACAGGTGCCCAAGTCTGTGTTATAATAGGGTATGGAAAACGAAAAGATTGTAAAATGGGATGGCGTCAACTGCACGATGCTCGGAAAGCTCCGAGTGTCTGACGGCGTCGTCACGAGAATGGATGGTTGCGTTTGCAGCCCCGCCATGAACCCCACCGAAGTCGATAATAACGATCCCTTGCTTATCGAATTTTGTAACACAGGAAAATGGTTGTTTTCAACCGCAACTGACACAAAAATATGAAAGACACATCTCCACAGCCTAACTTAAACGGAAAACTCAGAGGCACTTTCCAAGAACTCCACACTGCCGGGTGCATCCAAACCCGGGCCGATAATCTGAAGGAACTCTCCGAAGCGTATGAAGCGCATGGTGAGACGTTCAACGCTGTCATGGCTGCATCCGCCCAAAATGCTTGCAACGGCTGTCCCGCTCTCCTCGACCACCGTGGAGTAATCTGCCCTGCTTACAAGAAATATCACACGGGATGGACGGAGACACAACCTCGCATCGCTCCTCTCAGTTCCACCCACCAGAGCGAAACGGTGAAGGCTGAAGCCTCCCGCCGCAACGTCTCACTCGGAGAAGTCCGCCGCCAACGTGCACTCAAACGGTAATGCCAAAACAAATCTACTTCATCTGCGGCTTGCCGCGTTCGGGCTCCACTTTGCTGGCCAACATGCTGGCGCAAGATCCCAACATCCACACCACGCCAACCAGTGGGTGTCACGACGTCATGTTTGGCGTCAAGAACCACTGGGCAAAGCTGACGGAACACAAAGCCGCCAAGTCTCTGGCTGATCCCAAGAACCTGCAGCGGGTGCTTTGGGGAATCTTGCATGACTACCATGACACTGACCGCCATATCATCATCGACAAAGGTCGTGGGTGGATTTCCTTGCTGGAAATGCTGGAGTTCGCTCTGGGGCATCAGGCCAAAATCCTAGTCCCCGTTCGTTGTATCGCCCAGATCTTCTCTAGTTTCGAGAAGATCCACCGTAGGCAAGTCGCCATCGGAGAGCATAACGGCGACTACATGAAGGGCCAGACAATCGAAGGTCGTATCGACGACTGGATGCGACTAGAAAGCCCTTTCGGTCTAGCATATAATAGGCTCAAAGACGCCATGCACAAGAGGTATGGGAATAGGCTCCACTTCGTCGATTTCGATGCATTGACGAAGTTCCCAACAAACACCATGAAGAAGGTCTACAAGTTCCTAGACATCGAGAAAAAAATCGACTGGGACTGGACTAATGTGGAGCAGTACACCCATGAGGATGATTCCGTCCACGGTTCTGTTGACCTCCACACCATTCGGCGGGTTGTCGAACGTGTCCCTACCGACGCAAGCAGCGTACTGGGAACAGCCCTCGCCAAAAAGTGGTCCGACCCAGGTCTGGAATTCTGGCGTACACCCCAGTCATCAGCTAATTATACAAAATGGACTTAAGAGAAGCTACCTACACCCTTCCAGCCGACGGGGCAACGGCCATGATGGACTTTTACGCGCTGTACGCGCTGTGGTGGGACCTTGGTTCTGGTCGGGAGACCTACGGTTATCGAATCGACCAGATCTCCTCCCATGGACGGTCCCAGCGCATCGACTGGATGCTAGAAGAATCAGCCAAGGAAGTGGCGGCTGGGCTTCTCAGTGATACGTGGGATGCTGGGATCGCGGAGGCAACCCACTCAGTCGAACACTTTGTCATTCCTGACGTGGAAGCGTGGAAGTGGTTCAAACAATCTCAGTCCCGGATGAAACTCGGGCAAGTTTTGCTCCAAAATGCCCACGATTGGAGCGCTGATGGTGTTCGGGCTCGCGGGGACGCTGCTGAGGAACTTACGAGTTGGGAAGAACTCGGCGACCTCTTCGAAGACCCGATGTGGCAGACCACAGGATACGCCGACGAAGCCGGAGAGTCATTGGGGCAACGATTTGGGGGCCAACCATGGTCTACCATATGCTACGCCGCGAGGGAACTACAGAGGAAGCTCGACGCAGGTAATCTCGTTCCATTACTCGGTGCCATCGACAAGTTTTACGACCTTGAGCACAATTCGGCAACACTCGGAGAAAAGCTTGAGAAGATGGAAGTCACCAAATCCGACCTCGACCGCCGTGCCGCGATGAAGTCCGCCGCAGACTTCTTGCCAGTGGTCTCACCCCAGGTGGCCCGCATCATCAAGGCCAGTACCAACGAGCTTCCGAGCTACGACGAAACCTTCATCCCAATGATCCGCGCTGCAAGTGCGGTTGCACTCTTTGACTCAACACTGAACTAATGGATACAGACACATTCACAGGAATGCTCTCGGAGGGCATCTCCCAGAAAAAAGCCGAAGTGCTGGCGAAGCAACTCGATTGGACTGTCGAGAAGGTTATCGACGTCATAGATCAGACAGATCCGACCCCCAACGGTGCGTACGCGCAGTGGCTTGTCGGTCAGGTCAAGAAAGGCCACCTGCGACTCCCAGAGGATGGGCCGAAGTCGAAGGAAACACTCACCGATTACCAGCGACTTGTTACGGGTGACGCTAATATCGAGCGTAGCATCGCCGCATTCAAGACTTTCCCTGCGTTGTGGCGTGCTGTGGAGACTCTTGCTGCTGATTTTCGGTCCAGGAAGGAAATCGAAAAAGACCTTACGTCATCGGGCATCAAAAAGATCCTGTCCACTGACGACCAACAGATCTTCGAAATCACAACGACGCAAGCGGCGACGGCAGCTTGCAAGGGCACTAACTGGTGTGTGAAGGACCCCCACTATTCTCGTGGCTATCTTTCAGGTGGACCATTGTACATGTTCATGCAAGGCGGTGAAAGAGTAGCTTTGGCGCACATTGACAATGGCCGCATCGAAATCCGCAACCCCTCAGATACACCCATTGGGGGCACTCCGAGAAACGTGCTTTTGACTGCGTTATCGTCAGTGATGGACCCTGCTGTTGCATACCGACACTTTGCTATTGCCATTGATCGGTCGATCATCTTGAAAGAGAAACTACCGAGAAAACTAGAAAACACGAAGGCGATGTTCACTTCACCGAAGCGCGACAAATACTTCGCAACGGTATATAGAAGTCCGAAGGTGATGTTCAACCGCATCGATAAAGAATGGTGGATGACAGACAACGAGGAGGCTGTCAAGTATTGCCTAGCGAAAAAAGAAAACTTACCACCCCAAGTCGGTCACCGAATTTTGGTGGGTGGTGGGTCGTACGCGATGGAATGGGCGAGACAAGCACAGGCCGCTGGTATTATCAAATTTTGGCCCGAAATGGAAGCTGTAGCCGTTCGCGACGAGACTATTGACAAATGGGGTAAAGGTGGTAAAGGAAAATCTGACAAGATACTGAACAGCCACACGCGTGAGGCGCTCGGAGAATATAAACCAGCGTCTGCTGCCCTGGCCCAAATTATCTTCGACACTGATGATTGGGAGAAAAACCAGGTTGCTCTGATGGCCGCAAAGGACGCCGAATTTGCAGTAAGTAAAGACTATCACCAAACAACTAAAATCGCAACTAGATTCAGTCAGCTGGGTAGTTCAAATACATCTCCAACCATACTATGGCAAGACAACGAATGGCGAGTTTATGAGATGTCCGCTTTCAAGCCCGAATTAGATCCCGCACAACTGGAGGTCGACATGGACTTTCTTAAAAGTATTCCGGCCCCATGGCACGGGGGCGACGACGAGTCCCCCTCGCCAGAGTATGATTACGCTGAAGAGATCCAGCACAAGTATAATGGCGACCGCTGGACTATTAATCCCCGACACAATGCGTGGTCGAAAATCGCGAAATCTCAGCACAAAAAAGCCCGCAGTGCAGGATTATTCTCTCGGAGTTCAGAATATTGCGGCATGCAAGGGGTGCACGTGGCGGATTACGTGTTGGTATACAAAGGCGATCCAGCCAACAAAAGAAAAGGCGCGAAAGCCACGGTTGGTATCAGCGTCCTTTTCAAGAACGGCGAACCAGATATACGGCTGCAAGGCGGTAGTCACCTTCCCGGGATTACTGCAGCTGATTTACCAAGTTACTCTGAGCCCTTATTGCGTGGTATGGCGAAGTTTGCCAATTTTCCGATGGCGCGAGCGTTAGCGGAAAAGTATCTAGCTTACTACGAGGAGGACGCTATAGTATCCTCAGATATGCACAAAGCTGCTTCTGAGGGACTGATTCCGGTACAAAATGAGGAGTCTCTCGTCGCCATGTACCTGATTCGAGACGATTACAAGTACGTAAATGCATCGACTGATCCCGATTTCACAGGAGTCCGTGTTCCCTTGGATCGCTTGTTTGTTGTATATGAAAACGTATACGAAGACGTCCCTGAAGATTGGGCTGCACAGGTGATGAAGGGGCTGAACGAGTTTTCCTACGAAGATGAAGACGAAGTGTCTGACGAAGATAGTGAGGATGTGGATAGTCCATCTAGAATGACCGCGTGGCAAGCCGCCGCCGCAGTGCGAGGTATACTGGAAAAGGCCACAGGTTCTGCAAAAATAGTTGGATTCGGGGCGACAATCCCCTTCATGCGTGCATACCTTGAAGCCGATGAGTCAGGACGTGAAGAGATCGAGGATGTGGCCAAGAGAATGCTCATAGTCTTAAGAAATGAGGGTCCCACTGCTGATGATTGTGGCAAGGTACCGGAGATACGCGATAGAATAACCAGAATGCGCTCCATTTTCGCGGCTTTCAAGAATGCTTTGTGCAAGACGTTCACAGAAGAGGAGCGAGATGCTTTCATGTTTTCGGATGACGAGCTAGACGACCGCCTCGTTGACATCCTTCCGAATCTTACCAAAAGATTACCCTCAGGTATAGAAGCTTTTGCCAAAGAAGAGCTTGCCAACGAGGGTAACAGCCGCCAACAAGCTGTGTGGGCAGATTACGCCGCCAAATTTCTTGGTGGCCCGGTTGTCGCCAGCGTGGATGAGATCCCTGATAGTGCGCTCGGTAAGAAACATGTTTTCAAGCCTATCAAGCCTATGACAACTGTCGAGTCGTTTTTCAAATTGTTGTCATAAGAGGACTTGACAAACCCTCAAGTCTGTGTTATACTATTATTATGATAGCAGCAGCAACCAAACAAGACATGCGGGAAGCTTTCCCGACCCACCAAGACACGAGCGACCTGATGGACGACGCGGCATTCGCCGCCGAATTTGAGGCCAAGGCCTCCAACAGACCCCTCAAGAGAGCCCCGCAAAACGTCATCGGAAGGATCGCCCCGGCATCCGAAGAGTCTCAAGCCGCGTTTGAGATTGCCCGTGAAATTGAAGACTCGCACGAAAGGGCATGTTGTGGGGTATAGCGTCTACGTCCGCCTGACAACGAGCGAGCGCCCGGTGGTGGCTCGATTCTTGGAGGCCTTGGAAAAGGACCCCGTTACTCCGGGTGATCCGTGGCAATATAGTGTCAATCCGCGCATGGAAGAGTTGTCTTATACAGATTGTAACGACGTTGATGGTACCTACGCTGGCTGCGATTATGGGAGCTACGATCCAGCGCATACTTTTTGCATCTGGATGGCCAAGACTTTGGGCAAACCCTCTTACTGCTACGACGGGCAAGAAGAAATCAAAGTCTCCCCAGAGAAGAAATGGGTGAATACATGGTCCAACCCGGACAACTTTCCCGCTGACTTCCCCGAAGTTGACCGAATCCGTACCGAGCACGCTCAATTTGATGCTCTTATGGCATCGATTCCGAAGCACCTTACCAGAGTATGAGATTCCGTCACCCCCGCAGTACGGTTCACCATCGTGAGCACTCCACACCTTGACGACAACATCGACCTACCCCACCCACGAAATGCCCGACGCACCGATACCGTTTGAAGTCGAAGACCCGGAACTCGGGGAGTTGTTGGTCTGGTTTAGCGCCGAAAGGCCACTGTCCAAGATCCGGAAACCAAACAGGTTCCTGAAGAACTGGCTCTCCCCGGATGGTATCTACATCCAAAACGCATTGATGAGCGGATCATCGAAGTCAGAAGCTGGCCGGAACAGTCCCTGCCCATGCAAGTCGGGCAAGAAGTTCAAAAAGTGCTGCATGAACCAGTAGCCTACGTATCGAAGAATGAATCTTAACCATTTCCTCTTGCTGGTCGAATCTCCGGTCTCCGAACTTTTCCCGTACGGATACGCTCGGTCGACGAAGTCTGGTACGCTCTATAAGATCACGATGGTGTTCAAAGGCCGTGCTGAAGGATACGCCCAGGATAGCGAACACGGCGAAGCTCGCGGCTGGATTTCCCTTTCCCTGCTGAAGGCCACCGACAAAGAGGGTAATCCTGTGGAGGTCACGCCGACCACCAACCGGGGACCCGACACCGAAGCTGCCGAAAGGGAGATCATGAGGCGTGCCCCGGACCGCATCAACGACTGGTGGGCTGGAGTCAACCCCGATCAACCTCTCGGACGGTGCGACGACTGCACGTTGACCGGAGAAGTCGTATCTCACGCGGGGTCAGAGCAGTTTTGTTCCCGCTGCTGGCTCGACCACGTCTAAGATCGCTTTAGGCACCTTGTGGCCAACCAACTCGTGCAAGAGACGGGTCAAGTACCGGTCGTATCCGGCCTCGTGAAGCTTCTCCGGGTCGACCTCGAGCCCCAAAGCATCTGCCAGCGTCGCCAACTTCATATCTGTTAGACCTGCTCGTTGCCATGGAAACAGTTTGTTCATGGTAAGCACAGCGACGCATACTGGGGGCCACCAGAACCACGATCCAAAATACTCGTCTTCGCATTTCGTGAAGAACGATTGCAAAAAATCCCAATCGAACTTCGCGTTGTATGCCACAAAGACGAACTTGTCTTTCTTGTCGAATGGATTGACGTGCCGTTTCAAGACTTCCACCATCGCGTCATGCGCGTCAACAGGAGTCATCGGCCTTTGCCTGATAGCAACTTCCGTCATACCCGTCACATCCATAGCCTCTTGCTCCACCTTGTCACCGTGAAAGAGATGTGGTCGCAGGTCGAAATCCTCCTTGATCACTCCGTCTACGACGATTTCTCCGCTGATCTGCGTGATACCATGGATGTTGGGGTCAGTGCCACTAGTTTCGGTGTCTATGTAGGCAATCTTGATGCTCATCCTTCTAAAGAAAGTAGCTATAGGAGATGAAAAACGTAAATGAAAGCACTGAGTTTTTTGACAACCCAGACTGGCAAGGGGCACCCCTCGCTCGGCGCAACGGTTCCAGAGGTGGTGGTACTTTCATACAGGCTTTTTTCACAGAGGAGGATGGTATGGGTCCTACACTGTACGGGGATGACGGCACGGTTGTCTACAACTTGGAACAACTAATGAGCCTTGCAGACGGTTTCCGGTTTGACAATGACGATCTCGCCATCGACCGTTCGGCAGAGATTGCAAACACTCGGGCAGAGTTGTCTCGGCGCGGTCCAGACTGGGCAAAAGCCGTGGATATGCCGTATGACGAGTCCGTGGAACACTTTGCGAAAATGTTGAATGCTGACTGATCAACAGAACACGTACGTTTTGCTCGCGTACCAGAATGGTACGGTAGTGATTCGTGACTTCGTCTCCTCGTTCCCGCTCGTTCAGGACGGAACACTAGAGCGAGTCGACGTTTACACATACGAATTGACTATTGCGGGTGAGATACTGGCAAAAGCTATCAAAGCTGCAGCCCCAGTCACTTTAGACGGCGAAAATGACATCCCGCTACTGACCGAGGATGGTATCTTCATTTTGGTTGAGGATGGTAGCCCCGAAAAATCTTGGATCTTTACTTTCAACGTGACTTATCCCCGTATCAACAGCGACGACTGGAGTTTCGAGTGGGATGTCACTGGCTCCGGGTTCACCCAATCTGAAGCAGAGGATGACGCCAACATTCAGGTTGCCATACTCTTTCCGGGGGCTACTATAGGAGGATGAGTTATCGACGCGTAAGACCATTACTCGGAGCCCACTGGCAAGAGGGTCAGGCGGGTGTGGTATATTCTTCGTCCTCCTCTTCCTCATCAGATTCGAGTAGCAGTTCATATAGTAGCAGTTCTTCTAGTAATAGTTCGTCATCCTCGTTATCTTCTATCATTAGTCCTGGTACAGTAGAACTCAAGGCGTGGTGGGCTTTGGATGATGTGGGGAGCCCGAGTACATGGGTAGACTCTCACGTTGGTGCCTTCGGGGCGCAACCCCTGCTGAAGGATGGAACCGTTAATAGTGTTACAGATGGTATTGGCGGTGTTGCAGAACTCGTATCATCAACCGCACGTCTTCACAGATTATCGTTTCCGAACATAATACACCAGGCCGACTTTACCGTTGGTATATGGGTCAATCACAACCTCGGAACTTCTGGTGGTATCATATCCCAGTGGACCTCATCTCAGAGGGCGTGGACGCTGATGAAGACACCCGATGATGTATTCAGATTCAGGATGGAAAGTCCATCGTATCAAGCGTCTTCGGTTGCCGCGTACGCTGATGACGACTGGCACTTTGTCGTAGGCGTTCGTGATGGAAACCTTTTAAAGTTATACGTCGATGGAGTCTTTCAGAGTGTGGCCACTTTTGGTGGTACAGAAATTGTGGCACCGTCTTTAGACATTGGCCGTGTCGGGACAACCTACATGAAAGGAAAAGTGGATGAAGGCACTTTCTGGAGCACAGCGCTTACCTCTGCAAACATACGGTGGTTATACAACGATGGTAACAGACGCCAATATCAAGAAGCAGATGCTAATTCCTCATCGTCTTCCTCTAGTGAGAGCGTAACTTCATCGTCTTCTTCGTCCAATTCGTCTTCTTCCAACTCGTCCTCTTCGTCCATTTCTTCTTCCAGCTCATCCAGTGTGAGTTCATCTTCTTCGAGTTTGAGTTCATCTTCTTCGAGTTTGAGTTCTCTTTCCAGCCTCTCCTCCTCTTCATCCTCACAATCTACCTCGTCGGCGTCGTCAGTATCGTCGGCCTCGTCCTTGTCTTCTCTATCGTCTGTTTCTTCCAGTTCTGAATCTTCCGCGTCGTCGAGCTCTTCCCTTTCGGTTTAACCCGTCTAATTCCATCCCCGTCGACCGTCTAGTCGATGTCGTTTAATACGGCTTTATCTCCTTTCAACCTTAATGCTGCTTCGTTATAAGCTAGAGCAGCTTCTTGGGGGGAGTCGAAGTACCCCAAATGGCGTTGTTTACCTTCGTGATAAATTGTGGCCCGATATCGACAAGTTACACCACGATAACCTGTCGAATTTGTGCTGAGTGTTACTTTTGAAGTGGGGGTTGGATTTTCAATATGATTGTCTGGGATTTTATCGGGAAAATTCAGTGCTGCCTCATTCCCCCACAGTTTTCTAGCTTCCCAGTCATAAGCCAAAGCCGCATCAATAGGGTTGCCATATTGACCCAAATACACAGTCTTTTTGAGTTTACCAATAACAGCACCCCACAGGCCATTCTTCTTGGCGACACCCCTATACCCTGATGAATTGTTCTTTTGTATGCCCCTATTATCTACTAATCTTATATTGGAAAGATGATTGTTGCGTTTGTTCCGATCCTTGTGATCTACAACGTCTTCCGGGGTTATCATCCCATTGAAAGCAGCGTACACAAGACGATGAAGTTTGAACATTTTCCGTTTTTTGACGCCATATAAAGTGACAACGAGATATCGTCGAGATCATTCAGTTTTCCCTCCACCCTCTTGCGGCGTCAAGGGCGCAAGCCTTACATTGTTTTTAACGCGGCACACTTTACCAAGGTTACTAATAACATACAAACTAAACCCTTGGTAAGGGCACGGTTCCCATTTTTCTACAAAGTCTTTGATTTTCGATTTGTTCATATTTTAAGTATTTCGTGAAGTTGATTGGTTCTGTTATAGAAAGCAACACAACTACCTAAAATCATAATTTGTTATGCCCCAGTTCATTGCTCCCGGTGTCTACGTTCTTGAGAGAGATTTTAGCGATTACGTCGCAGCCCTAATCCAGACCTCTGTGGGTATGGTAGGAGCGGCTAAGCGCGGTCCTCTCAACGAGCCCACCCTCATCACCACTCCAGAGCGTTTCCTCGAAACGTTTGGCGAGCCCGATGTCAACATGTACGGTCCTCACGCCGCACTCAACTACCTCCGCCGTGGCAATCAGCTGTGGTACGTTCGGGTAGCAAAAGAGTACGACGTCGGTGTCACCACTATTGAGTCACTCGGCGCTGCCGACGTCCAAGGTCGCATCTACAGCTTCACCGTTGCATCCGGTCACCCAATCCAAGCAGGAGACTTTGTTCGCCTTACTCAGACGGGCAAGCCTTCTACAGCCAACGCTGAAGCGTTGGACGTCACCGGAAATGTCATCACCGTCAACATTCCTCTTCTTTCGGTGTACGACGATTCCAACACCAGCGACTCTAAAGTGGATCATTCCGCCGAGTCTGGTGCAGCCACTCCCGGTGAAGTCTTCGCTTACAACCGCCGCAACGGACTGGTCAACGGTATCGTCAAATTTACCGCCAAAGACCCTGGTGAACACGCCAACTTCGGTACCAGCCAAGGTATTCAAGTCAGGATCGAGGATGGAGGCCAATTCCAGAACCTCAATCCGGCCACTGGCGACCCAATCGAGAGCACCAATGGTGTCCCCCTTCAGGGCGTGGCACCAAGCAAGACTTCGGTAGACACCAAGATTGACCTGCTCGCTCTTTCCACCGTGGAAGGTACCCGAGTTGGAGACACTCGCGGCGTCAACTTTGATTCTGCTGCCTCTGCCATTTCTGCTACTGCTGACGTCAGCGGCGACCTCTCCTTGACGGTTGGGTCTACTGTTGGTTTCAACGTTGGCGACAGTGTCACTATCAACGGCACTTCGGCTTACGATGGAAACTACACCGTCGACACTGTCACAGATTCTACCAACGTCGTGGTTTCCGGTTACGCCGGGGTGATCACTACAGGTGCAGAACTTGGTTACATCGACAACAACTCTGGCAATCATTTCGGTGTCGTTTACAAGTGTACTTTCGTTGACGCTACTGGCTCAACTTGGGCCGCTTCTGGAGTTCACACCAAACGCCTCGTCGTCCTCTATCAGAGCCGTCAGGTGGAAGTGTTCGAAAACCTCATCGCCTACGATCCTTCGAGCGCCAATTACTGGGATAAGGTGGTTGGCACCGCGACTACCGAGATCTCGAATTACGTGCACGCTGAGTACCTTGGTGCTAGCGGTGAACAGCCGATGTCGACCTACGATCGCCTCAAATTCCCGAATAACCCACGTCTCATCATGGGGCTGGAAACTCAGGTCAAGATCGAAGATAGCGACACTTCCGCTGCTCTTACCTTCGAAAATCCTCTTGGGTACAACGGAGCCAATCCTTCAAGCGCTGAGTACATCGGCACCATCAACGCCATCACTGGCCAGTACAAGGGACTGCAAAACTTCCGCCGTTCAGATCGATACGATATCAACATGCTGACCGTGCCGGGTATTTCCTTGGCCGGAGTGTTGGTGGAAGAAATCGCCATCCTCGACGAACGGAATGATTGCCTTGGTATTTTCGATCCTCCTTTCGGCCTCACACCTCAGGAAGTCACCGACTGGCACAACGGCCAAGGCGACTACACCGGGTTGCATGCTGCTTTTGTTACCAACCGGGCCGCGCTCTACTACCCTTGGGTGAAGCAGTACGATCCTTACACTCGCCGCGAGCTTTGGTTGCCACCATCGAGCGTGGTGCCTGGTATCATCGCCTACAACGACGAAGTTGGTGAGACCTGGTTTGCCCCTGCCGGTATCATCCGAGGCCAGGTCCCCAACGCTATCGGCGTCGAGTACGAGGTCACCCAGGGCGACGTCGACTACTTCTACGGTCCCGGAAACGGTAACGCGATCAATCCGATCCAGAAATTCAGCAACGACGGCATTGTGGTTTACGGTCAACGTACACTGCAACGCCACCCGTCCGCACTGGACCGGGTCAACGTACGCCGTCTCCTGTTCTTCATCGAGAAGTCCGTTTCGACCGCTTCCCGCAAACTGGTCTTCGAACAGAATGACGCCATTCTTTGGGGTCAGTTCATCAACCTCGTCGACCCGTTCCTCAAGGGACTCAAGGGACGCCGAGCACTCGAGTGGTACAAGGTCGTTTGCGACGAAACCACGAACACGCCAAGTCGCCGGAACAACAATGAGATGGTCGCCAAGATCTACCTCATCCCGGTGAAATCTGCAGAGAAGATCATCCTCGACTTCACGTTGCTCGCCTCTGGTGCAAACGTTGACGAGTTCATTGCCCTCGACAACAACGGCCTTGCGGTCGACACCCAGTAAGACTCACAGTCTGCCACACACTACGTATTAACACATGACTACGCTAAGCGAATTCGCAGGGTCCGTCCTCCTTCACCAAGGGGGTTCTTTTGAACCTCAGCGCAAGAGTAACTACGCTCTCGTCATCTACGGCCTTGGTGACTCCGAGACGTTGGTGCTCTCGCTGAAAAGCGCCACGGTGCCGCCACCTTCGATTAACGTCCAAGGAATCAAATACTTCAACGAGACAATGAAGTACGCTGGTTCTGTGACTCCGTTCGCGGATCAGACGGCAGTCTATCACGACTACATCGACAGACAAGTCATCCCGGTGCTATCAAGCTGGTTCAAGCAGGTCTGGTGCCCAGACACTGGCGCTATTGGTTATGCCAAGGATTACAAGCGTCAGGCTGACATCTTCCTCCTTCCTCCTGGAATGGCCAACTCCTCTTGCCCCGGTACGGTAGACGCTCAGTCGTTCCGCAACCGGGTCTGGCGTCTCGACGGTGTTTTTCCAAGTACTCTCGACTACGACGATCTTGATCACGATGACGAGGGCACTAACGCTCTCGTTACCATGACCCTGTCCGTTGATCGGGCTTATCCCGCGCAGATGGTAAGCTAAGTCTTACTTTTCAGAACTACGTATTTTTTCCATCATGGCCAAGAAATCACTCAAAGAAGCTCATCCGTCCGTCAATCCACTTGACTCCAAGCCCATCAAGAACCCACTTGCTGGGGCTGGGTGGAAACCTGTTAAAGGTAACAAGTTTGCTGGAGCCGCCGAGCACCACGCTTCTCCAAAAAGCAAGTACGCTTTCCCGACCACGCGTTTGGGACTCGTCTATCGCAGCTTGGAAGACGGAGCCAATCTCATTGAGGATTCATCCAAGCTCATCAAGATGATCGAGCAGGAAACGTCCTAATTTAGGTTCCCCCAAAAGCATATGGGCATCTCAGAAGCTTATTGGAAAAAGAGCCAGAATTACACTCTCGGCTATAAGTACAAGGCGCGTCGTCCTCTCCATGAGGAGGCTGGCGAGGCTATTCAAGCGTACAACGAGGTCTGGATCTCCGCCGTTGAGTTTTTCACTCAAGAGCGCGATGAACTCGTGGAACTCCCCCCGGAGTCTAGCGAACGTATGTTCGTTGAGGGTATGCTCGGCATCCTGAAGCAACACGAACTTGACGCTGGCAACACATCGATCACTAACGATGATGTGCGGGCTGAAGCCCAACGCGTGGCATCATCCTTGGAAGACGTACGAGAAGGAGCATCTGAAGCTCTGAGGACGTACGTTGACAAGCTTATTTCTGGTATGAGAGAACTCCACAACCGCATCGACCCGGAAGGGGCTGAAACGGACTTTGGAGACGAAGAGGAAGTTGAAGAACCTGCTCCGGAGGAGCCCCCTGCAGAGGAGGAGCCTGAGGAGGAGGAAGAAGACGAAATGAACCCACCGGAGCCCGAAAATCCGGAAGATGTTGCGGACGCTTTAGGTCTAGGACAATGAAACCTCTCATCACTATCAACGGAGCGTGGTCTCGTGCCCGCCTCTTATCTCACGGATACAATGACGCTCAGATCAATGAGGCTGTCAGTACTGGTTTCCTAGTATCCAACACCCACAACGGTTTTTACTACGTTGAATCGCGCAAGCGCAAGCAACTAGAGTCAAACCCGATCATCGGCCTTCAGTCTGAGGCCTACGGGGTAGACGATGAGCATCAACCCGGCCAAGAGGTCGCTCGCGTCACTGATGGTGAGATCCAAAAGCTTCAGGTTGTCCGCAGCGACGGTCGCGAAGTTGACGTTGTGGACCCGGAAAATCCGAACCGCATCACCAGCATCCCGAAGGACGACGTTGCGCTTGGAGATGAGGAAGAAGATGAGAACCCCAGTGCATATGGCAGCGAGAAGGAAACGACACGGGGACTTCCTGGCGTTTATGGTGAAGGCGTAGAGCGGCAGAACTGGCTTGGTATTGTACGGAAACTTGACAAACCGTCGAATCCGTGTTATATTGGTGGTATGCTCCTCGAAGGTAAAACCGTTTACACTGTTCCTGAAGAAGTCGTCGAAGAAGACGAAGATCCTTACACCGTCGGCGAGAGTTGGGGCGAGAAAGGCGACCACCACGACGAGCCGGAATTTGAGAACGACAAAGAGTATCTCGAAGACTTGGAGGCATTCCTCCAAAAAGATCGTATCACGATCACTGCTGATCAGGACCAATTCAATAAAACCGGGGACACGCTGATTTTCCAAGCTTGGGAGGGTAACTACACCGACGAACAGGCGATGAATCGTCCCGGCGACATCCACTTTCGTGCGAGATCATCCAACGACGAGATTCGCGGCACCGGCATTTGGTCCATCGAGTGGCTGCAGATGTCTATCGAAAAAGAGGAGATCACACACGAGTACCTTACCGACATCGAGCAGATCCTGTTCCACTTCTCCGGTGAAGAAGACGATGACGACGACATAGAAGAAGCATCCCGAGAAGATACGCTGAAACTACTTCGCAAGCTCAATCGGCAGATGCAGTCCGCTTCCAACAAGACGCACGACAAGCTTTACAAGCGCGTCCAACAGCTGAAAAAGAAAGCTGGTGTAAAGAGTGAGGACGAGTACCTCCACTTTGGGGAGTCTGCTGATGCGTTCAACGCCATGCTGGAAGGAGAGTTTATTGGATGCCCTTGCGGAAACGAGGGGTTCGAAGACGAGATGGACCATTGCGAAAGGTGTGAACGTTCAATATGCGACAGTTGTGGCGAGGCTGGACTTTGCATTGATTGCAATGAAGGCGATGAAGAATTTTTCGAATCTGTTCGCCCCCGTGAACTTCCTGACGGTCTACAGAAGCAGTATCCTGGGATGGTGAAAGAAGCACGGGACGGCAAAGACGGTGAAGAGGCTGTCATAATGTACTATCCCTCTTTCTCCGAGAATGATGAAGGTCGTATTGCCATCGTCCGTGACTCCGTGATCGAACAAGAGATGGCCAATGGCGCTCTCATGGTGAACGAGTCCGGAGGTCCTCGTGATAGCGAAGAGCGCTGCGGATCTTGCAACGGTGCACGAGAAATCGAGTGCTACAGTTGCCACGGCAAAAATGATAGTGAGCGTTTTTGCAATGACTGCGGTAATTCTGGCAAGTGTCAGTGTCCTGATTGCGCCTAATGGCTAGTGCCAAGAGGAAGGCTGAACGCCTCGCCCACCGCAAGGGCAGACCCCAACACATCACCGCATCTGGTGAGATCGTTGATGACCGAGTGGTACGTCGACGTGGGCTCAAAAAGAAAGACCTTGCCTTTTCAACGGAAGAGGAAGAGGCTACCGAAGAGTCGCCTTAGGACTATTCTCGCCAACCGACCCAAAGTGGGCCTTCGGATGGTTATTCTTCAGGAAGACACCCATCGCTTTGCACGCGATATCCACGAGTTCGCCTTTATCACCGTGGTTGGTATAGTACGACCCCGGATTATGGAACGTAGCCCTGATCAAGAAATTCGTGTAATAGACCCTGGTAGCAAAATCTCTTGGTATATGGGCTTCTGGGTGATCGCCCTCAACGAAAGTCAAAAGAGCCATATTGGCCACGTCCACGAGGAGTTCATTATCTCCGAGTTTGCGCCACATCAACAACCGCTCGTTCATTGACTTGAGGCAAGCGTAATGCTTCTTGTGCGGATCGTCGGATAATCCATAACGCAGTGCACCCATCGTGAGTCGATTCTTCATCAACCGGATAAATGTGGGGCATGATTTCACTTTTCCCTTGTGGTATTGGCCCGCCCACCGCTTATCCATCAGCCGCTCAAACTCCGGGGACCATTGCGCATGTTCGACATCTTTCAACGTCATGTCTTGAATAGGCGAGATTCCGGCCCTTTCGTACAGTCGCTTCCGCATTTCGTGATGTATCATGCTGCTATGGTTCCGTCTTTGACAGTCCACACTTTATCGGCCATCGAAGAAATTCGGTCGGCAGTGTGGTTGATAGTGAAGACACTGGTACAGTGTCTGGAAATATCCCTCATGACTTGCATAACGGCTTCTTCCCCAGCTTCGTCTATGCTCTCGAAGGCTTCATCAAAAAATACCTGCCGGAAAGATCGCCGACCCCGAGAGATGGCCAACTGCAGCAGAGAGAGCAAGATGAGTAAGTCCGCCCTTCGCTTCTCGCCCCTAGATTGCCCTTTGTAAATTGCCGCCCCGTCTGGGTTGTCGACATCCACTTGCAGAGATCCGGCGAAGGCCTCCCCATCCTTCCGTAGGGCAAATTGAACCTTGATTGACGTTCCCATAACCGCCGCGATTCGGGCAGCTTCTGAGTTGAGCATCGGGATCGCCCGTTCCATCATGGCAAGGCGTGCACCCTTCGGACCGAAAACCTTTTGCAGGATTTCCTCATCTGATAACTCGGCAGCAAACTCGCCCAAAGCGTTGTGCAGGACAACACAGTTTTTTTCGGCTTCTTTGAGTCTTTCGCTCAGGCGTTCGACACCACCAGTGTGTGGGTTGGTCTCTTGAGCCGTCGTTTTAGCTCCTTCGATTTTCGCTTTCAGGCGGGCTTTGATGGTGTCGACCTCTCGGGTCACATCACTCGCAGCAGTCGCGGAGTCTGTCGCATCCCGGCCCGCCATACGGGCTTCCATGTCTAGATCATCTGCGTCTGTAACCTGCTTTTGGAAGTCGCCTTGATAATGTGCCAAGGCTTCGCTGTGATGCTTTGCTGTCTCCGTCGATGCCTTTGTGGCTTTTTCGATTTCGGATTCGGCGTCCGAGACTTCTTGGTGCAAATGGGTGCAGTCCGTGTCGTTGCCGCAGGTTGGACACTTGTCAGCCGCGATGAGGCCTTCGACTTTTCTTTTCCGACTCTCCGCCGCCCTCCGCTCCCTTTCGAGAGCGTTGTACTCAGTTTCCAACCTGCTCATATCTTCGCGGAGGACCCCTTTCTTGTCACGGACGGCATCTCCGACGCGCTTTGAGCGCTCCAGAAGGTCAGAATATCGGGCGGTGTCTTCTGCCGCAGCCGCTTCCACTCCCTCGACACTCTCTTTGAGGTCCACAAGTTCGACTTTGAGCGCTTTTACTTCTCCCATAGCCCCAGCAACCCGGGCTTTATGCTCTCCCGCCCACCCTTTGGCAGACTGCTCGGTTTCGACAAGCTCATTTTGCAAGGTATTAAACAAGGTCTGCGCCGAATCAAGCTTGGAATCGGTTTGTCGGACTTTCTCCTTGAGGAGTGTCACCTTCCCTTTTGTGATCTCCAGAGCCATATCTAGAGCCGTGGTTTCGAGCAAGTCGTCGAGTACGGCCTTTCTCTCACCATCTCCCATACTTGGAAACCGCGTGATTTCGGCAGGGAACATCACCGACATGGCGAAGGTTCGGGCGGGTAATCCCAGAAGCTTCGTGATAGCTCCTTGCGGGTTTTTGACGTCCGTAAGGTCGTTGTCCCTCGATATCTCCCCCTGAAACAGGGAGACGCCCGTGCGGTAGGGCTTATGGTTTCTGGCTCGCACGATGGTGTACTCCACCTCGTCGACTTCGAGAGTCATGATGCCATATCCCCCTTTCCCGCCGTGGCGGTTGACGACCGAAGCCCCGGGCGATTTGCCGTACAGGAAACTCTGGCCGTATAGAGTATAAAAGACGCCTTCCATGAAGATGGAAGACTTACCAGAACCATTCTCGCCGCACACGACGACTAGACCTTGGTTATCCAGTTGGACTTCGGCGTCTTTGATACCGAAGAGGTTATGCAGTTTCAGTGTCTTTAGCGTTACCATCGTCTTTGGGGGTTTCTACTGTGCCTTCGGGAGGAAGCTGGCAGGTGAGGACGTCCAACACGGCGTTGAGACCTTTCATATCGTTTCTGACAGAAGCTTCGTGCTCATCGTTGTCAGAATGATCGCCGTCGTCGAGACTGCGTTCAACCCACAATGCTAGGTCCTGCAAGAACTTGTGTCCCCCTCTCACTATATCGCCCCGATGCTCAGGAGACTTGCGCATACCCAAGGCCAAGCAACAGTAATACATCCGGAAGAAACTCTCCATCGGGACTAAGATTCCATACTCAGCAGCCCTTGTGTTAGCATACTCACCGCTTTTTAGGTCCGATACCAGACGATCGCGTTCGATCTCCCAGTCCTTTTGTGTAATGACAAAGTTATCCATCAGGTATAAAGAACGCTAAATATCTGAGATCATTATGCCAAAGATCGACTATACAGCCCGCGACTTTGATTCGAACGTCATCGCGCTTCAAGAACACGTCAAGCGCGTTGCTCCCGACGTCTGGAATTCGTTATTCGCTGGAGACCTCGGCACGGTGCTGCTGGAACTCATCGCGTACGATGCGACGATGATGTCTTTCTTGTTGGACGCGCAAACGCAAGAATCCTTCTTAGAGACCCTGGTACACAGAGAGTCTTTGCTCCACTTCGTCCGCCTAACCGGGTACAGCCTTCGCAGGTCTACTTCGGCCAGCATCGAGGTATATGCCGAAGCAGCCAGCCCACCCATCTACCCAGAGGAAATTAATATCCCGTCGGGCACCAAGATCCGGTCCGCAAATGGTCTCACTTGGGAGGTGGCGGGTGATTACCGCATCGAACCAGGTAGATTCACTCCCGTCGAAGCTATCTCCAGCTACGGCGACATTTTGGCGCGGAACCTCGACACAACCGGGCAACTGGAATCAGTAAAAGCACAGGTCCAACTTGTACCAAACCAAGCTTACGTGGTGCTGGTGAATACTGACGGTGTCCGGTTCAATAGTACGTTCAACTTCGGTACCACGACTTCAGAAGGCCACATCCTGAAGCTTGGCGCTCAGTATGCTGCAGGTGTGTTCGGAGCTTCCCCGGGACAATCTCTGGACGAATACGCTATCGTCGGTATTAGCAAGTTTCCAGACGACGCCGCAGATAGGGCGGTACTCTATCTGGATAGACCTTGGCTTGGCACCGAGACTTGGCAAGGAAAGTGGACCATCGAGAACCGGAACATCAAACTTACTCAAGGCGAGTCCCGGCAAGAGTCGTTCGCAGCACCTCTAGACACCGACGACCGGAAAAACTGGGAAATAAAGGCCAGTTTTTACCCCGTCACGTCTGGACCATCGGAAGCTTTTATCGCCTCTCAACAGCCCGGCCTTCTCAGTGACATCGCCGAGTCTGGTGTTGATGTCACCGTAAATGGCATTGCCTGGACCGAGACGCTTTCCTTGCTCTTTGAAACCTCGACCTCCCTTGCATACTCGACTGATTTTGATGAGATTGATCGTCTGGTGGTCACATTCGGCGATGGTATCTTCGGGTCTTTGGTACCGAGTAATGCCGTCGTCACCGTGTCGTACAGGGTCGGCGGAGGCGCAGACGGAAACGTGGCGCAAGGTGCATTCAACACTACTCTCCCGACCTCCGTAGGCAACGTCTTCATCCGCAACGATTATACGACGGGCAAAGGCGGTCAAGACCGTGAAAGCGTCACGACAGCCAAGAAAAACATCCCGGCGTTTATTCGGTCTAATGACCGTGCCGTCACCGTCGACGACTACGCTTATCTGGCCTCGAATTTTGTGGACCGCACAGCGGGCCGGATCAAGCTCGCTACCGGGGTTCTTCACCGAAATGCGGTGCCACGAGAAAACAACCTGGTTTGGGTATACGCTTGGGCTGAAGGTGTCAACGGTCAACTTGCTCCACCGTCGCTCCCCCTCAAGCGGGCCTTGCTGGAATACCTCAATAAGCGCAAGATGATTACAGATGAAGTGCTCATCGTCGACGGCATCAGCACCCACTTGCCTTTCATCATCCGGTACCGGTATGCTCTCGATATCGACGAGCGTACCATGGAAGAGCGTATCGCCACTGCCGTGAGCGCGTATTTTACCGCATTCACTCCAGGTTGTCCTTACCGGATCGGCGGTGCTTACGATGCAGTTGCAGACGTCGAAGGTGTCGAACACGTTCTCTTGGAGCCACCATCGGACGTCCACCCAACCGACGAGCATGAACTTTTCGTAAATACTGTTCAACAGCCTTTCAAGACCACACTCGCCACGGAGGTGGTGATAGGTGCCGTCTCTTTCACCGTCACCAACGTCTCTATCCTGTGCGTCGGCGGTTTGATCATGATCGTCCAAGACGGGAAGACTCCCACGGTCGGCATCATCACCACCATCTCGAGCAACCTCGTCACCGTACGCAGCGATATGGGAGCAAAAGCTTCATACGACGTTGATAAGGCTGAGGTACTCAGTTCTGACTTTTATCCGATCGCTTGGCAACTAGAAGCAGCCACCGACATTTATATCGAGTTCCGCGAGGCCAACGCCATCGTTTCTGATAACATCGTCCGCCGCATTATTCGCTACATGGATTATGTGTTGCTTCCCGAGCAAGATTTGCTCCGGTCCGAAATCGAACGCATCGTGGCATCGACGAATGGCGTCACCGAATATAGCGTCCATTTTTCCTCCGTCGACTCCGACATTGAACGCATCCAAGCGAGTTCCCGTGAAAAGGTGACCGTACGAACACTGACTATCAACGGCGACGTGAAAGTGGCTGCAACGAAGCGCTGCTAATGACTGTGGATACTTTCGATAAGCTGCTGGAAAACTGGCAACAAGGTACCTCAACAGGTACAAGACCAGCATGACTATGAAGACGCTGAACACATCAAATGGTTTCAAGAAACCCTTACAGAAGAACCCTGGTTACTTGCAGCGTATACGAAACCCGACAATTCAACCATAAACGCGTTAAAAGCCAAAAATTCTTTTAGCTTTAAAGCTAAATAGCTAATGACTGTGGACAGCACAGGCAACCGCGTTCTTTTTGACTTTGGATAATTATGGCTAACAACGGCATCAGATACAATCTTTGGAAGACATTCGGCTGGTACGAGGCCAGCCCTGTCAACCTTACGCGGCAAGAAGTCGATCGGTACAACCATACCGATGTGGGGCAAATGTCCCAACTCAACGACTTCGAGGAACGATACATTCTTGGGTCGAAGGACCCTAGCGCTCACATCCAGGAAATGGAGGAGATGTCGCACCATGACTTGGTTCAGCCTATCATCGACCTTTACGCGGAAGAGTCCACTCAACCGGACATCAGCAGCGGCAAGTCTCTTTGGTACGAATGCAACGACCCGAAAGTTGAGGAAGATCTCAACGAAATGCTCGAGCGAATCCGCTCTGAGGATTACATTTACTCCATCGCGTTCAACACCTGCGGCACGGGCAACGACTTCCGGCGCATCCTCCGCAATGACAAAGGTATCCAACAGGTTGTCGGTGTCAAAAACCACACGATGAAGCGACTGTGGGACCCGACGACCCGTCGCCTCCTGGGCTTCAAGTGGGAAGGTGGCACACCGAAAGAAGAGGACATTATCTTCGAGTCCGACGAGGGTGTTTTCGCACCATGGGAGTTCCTTCACTTCCGCCGCATTGCAGATACCGACACCGAGTACGGCAAGAGTATCATCGATCACTTGTTTTCCCTGTATCGGAAAATCAAGATGGCTACTGACCAAATGGTGATGTACCGTCTTCACACGATGCCCAACCGGCACGTGGTGTTTGTTGATGTTGGAAACCAGACGGTCATGGAGGCCATGGAGACCATTAACAACTTCAAACAGCTGATGCGCCACAATATCATGGTAAACCCGGAACAGGGCACGTTCCAATCTCGCTTCGACGTTCCGGCACTCGACTCGATCTTGTGGTTGCCAGTCCGGTCGGAGGAGACCAACACCAAGGTTCAGAAGATGGACGGAGACCGCGACGTCCCGGACGTCCACGACTTGGAGTACCTGACGAAGAGTTTCTTTGGTGGAGCCCGTGTGCCGAAAGCGTATGTTGGCCACGGAGATGACGGAGGCGGACTCGCTCAAGGGTCTTTGGTATCGCAAGATATCCGGTTTGCTCGGATGGTGCGGGTGCTGCGACGGCCTCTCATTTCCGGCTTCCACCGTATGGCGCAACTCCACTTACTGTTCCAGGGTGTTGACCCCGAACAATACAAGATCACTGTGCGGATGTCCAAGATCTCATCGATCGAAGAAGAAGTCAATGCAGCCGCGATGGAGACTCAGGTCAACCTTTCCCGTTCGCTGGTCGACATTTGCCAGGCCCTGGAAATCCCAAATCGCGAGATCATCGAACTCGTCTTCAAGGAATACCTCCACTTGCCGCGCAAGTTCATTGATGTCGCAAAGCTCGCTGTTTCGATAAACAAGGCTATTGGCAACGATGGTGAAGATGAGATGGGACCGGGCGGAATGGGACCGGGCGGAATGGGACCAGGTGGTATGCCCCCGGGCGATGATCTTGGCGCTCTCGGCGACGACCTTGGACTTGGTGACGATGGATTGGGAGGACCCGAAGGTGGTGAGCCGCCAGAGGAGTTAGCTTCTACGACTCGCGCCAACAGGGCTCTCAATCAACTGGTCGAGGGAATCAAATCGCACAAAACGCGCCGGGCAAACTTGCTTGAATCAGACGACGAAGACTCAAAGGCTGATGATAAGTTGGACGAAAAAGTTGCAGGCATCCAGTACAACATCAGCTTGATTCTTGAAAACGCTTCTCGCATTCACTCTTCCGGGAAGGTCTCACTGGTCGAGGCTGACGAGTACAACATGTCCAAGTACAAACTCGACGAAAGCTGCCCCCCTCCAGCTAATGATGGTGTCATCGACTTCGCTGATCATAAGGCAGCGCTTCAGGAGGCCATGGACTCTGGCGTCCTCGAGTCAATGGCCCCCATAACGGAAGCGGCAAGCCATCCGTCCGTGCGGATCGCCCAGCGAGCACGCGAACAAGCGAGCTAAGTGACGAGGGCGGTATTTATTGCCGATGCCTACGTTCAATATCACAAACAATCTCGAGCAGATTGTTTCCGTCCAGTACTACGACCTTGCGGGCAAGGAACAGGTAGTTGACATCTCATCGGAAGCTAGCGTCGTCATCGACGGCCTTTCTCTCCACCCAACTGCTGTCTCACAAGCTCAAAAAGGGATAATCTCATCTACGGTGTCTGCTGTAAAGCTGGCGCAGATAGTCGACGAGACACTCCCAACTTTCCGAGGAAAGGGTCTCATTTGGGGCGGCGATTGGGTTTCGGAGGCCATCTATCAGTCGGGTTGGGTTGTATCTGACGCAGGTCTCACATACGTCTGTATCGTCAACTCCGTCAACTCCGCAACTCGGCCAGGGATCGACACCACAAAATGGACCGTTCTTTCGATTCTTGAACCGACGGCTTTCCTTGGAGTAGATCTTGCCTCGGTCCCTGAAGGTGGACTTTTCGTCAAAGAGTCTGGGGTGTGGGTTGGGAGTCTTATTAAAGACGCCAACGTCGACAGCATCTCCCAAGGAAAGATTACCGGCTTGACAGATGCTTTGACAGCACGAGTCACCGTTGCTGGTGATACGATGACTGGCTTCCTGAGCCTGCACACCAACCCGACATCTGCCCTGCACGCTGTACCAAAACAGTATGCCGACCGCAAACTCGCTCTCACAGGTGGTACGCTCTCCGGATCGTTGCTGCTGGCATCAGATCCGACGGCGTCTCTTCAGGCGGCGACCAAACAATACGTCGACGCCGCAGCGGGTGTGCCACTCTCTGGCGGCACGATGACCGGAGCCTTGTTGCTCCACGCCAGCCCTTCTCAGCCCCTCCAAGCAGCGACCAAGGCCTACACGGATATTATGGTGCCGCTACTCGGCGGCACGATGACGGGTCTTCTTACCCTCTCCGGAGCTCCCACCAGCGGTTTACACGCCTCGACCAAGACTTACGTGGACCAACAAGCTCTCGCTGGAGGCCAGATGACGGGCAACTTGACGCTGTTCGGAACGCCGACGGCGGCTGGTATGGCTGCTAACAAGGCTTACGCCGACTTGATGCTTCCTCTTACGGGCGGCACGATGACCGGAAGTCTCAACCTCAGCGGCGATCCTGTGGTGGCCACCCAGGCTACGACCAAATCTTGGGTTGAAACGCAATTGGCGTTGCAGGTATCATTGTCTGGTGGTATCATGACGGGTCTCCTTACCCTCTCCGATGCGCCAACGGCCAACGGACATGCTGCAACAAAGGAGTATGTAGACAACCTATTCACGGGCAGCGGGGGAGGCCTTCCGCTTACGGGTGGCACAATGACCGGAGCCATCCTTGGGTTGCATGGCTTGCTCCCCGTCGACGGCTCCGTCGTCATGGGTGCTGGACTCGACCTAGCGGTACTCGCGTCGGACGCTGGAGGCCTGTTCCATAGTTCGGTGCAAGACACACTGGCTTACAAAGACAAAGGTGGGGTACTCACACGAGGTGTTGAGGTTACTGTGGCCACAGACTACACTGTGTTACCTGGAGATGGTGTTATTTTCGCCGCCGCTTCTGCTAATAATCTTGTTATTACACTGGGCGATCCGGCAACTTATCCGAAGTCAGAAGTTGTTATCAAACGAGACAATTCCGAAGGGTCACAGTCTATTCTCGTCAACCCGCAGGGGATGTCGATCAATAGAGATGCTCTCAATCTCGTACGACCAAACGAGTCTATCACGTTGTTTCCGTACTCCACCGGGTGGGATATCATCAGCCATTCACGGGGTGAAGTCACCAACATTCAGCACGAGATCGATTGGGCAGTTATTTCTACCGTCGATACCGACAACTTCGATGTTCAAATCGCTCTGATGCAACGGGAGACACGGGCTTATGCTGTTGCTTCTATCGCTGATGATGGTGGTGGCACCTTGGGTCTGACTACGACAGTGGGCAACTTCGGCGAATTGGCAGGTGGCGACGCTTTCGCCGGTAGCACCAACAAAGTGAATGTCGTCACCATTTCCGAGACTAGTGGTGTCTATGATGGCACATACGAGGTGGTGGGTACATCAGCGAACGTCGTACAAATCACGGAAACTTTTTCTTCTGATGTGACAGCCGTCATCGCTGGCGTCTCTCGCTCTCTGGTGTCCCAGCCCCGAAAGCTCACTTTCTTGGTATCTTCCACCCCACGGCCCGGAGACGCCCCTGCTGCCAACGTTTCCATCCCATCTATCTCGGCGGGGCAACTACTCGCTTCTGGCGTCGGCGATCGTAGCATTACCCTTCAAAGCCTTCACACGGCGCTTGCCACTCTCCGAGTCAGATCGACATCAGACATCGACATTTTCTTGCATTGTGTCCCAGGTGGTTCTGGTCTTGGCTCCTTGCGTGGGCAAGCCGAGAACGTAACAGCAGCGTCGGCCTTCGGCGAGGCGTTCACAGCAGTGATCGACGTCGGTCTCGGCAACATCGCCTTTGACATGGCGACCAACGTTCACCCGGTCTGGCAAGCAGGGGACGTCTTTACAGTCACAGGATCGACCAACTACAACGGGGATCACACCGTCGTTTCGACCAGCACTGACCGGGTTATCGTCACCGCAACATTCGTCGCCACAGACACTGGCACCGCCACGAGCTCCCGGGCTGCTCTAGTCACCATGACCCGCACCACGAATCTGCAACTCAACGAGGGTCTCTACTTCACAGGAGTGACCTTCCTTAACGCTTTGGGAGAACATGACGCAGTGGTAGACCGGATAATATCCTCGACGCAGATCGTGACACGTTCTACGTACGACAACACCACCATTCTCAACGGTGGAGGAAGTGGAACTGGTGTCTGTGCCGCTGCTCCTTTCCTCCGACTCTCCTACTAATGCTACTCAAATCAGCAAGCGACGTCTGGCTCGGTGAGGGCAACGATCTAGGGCTCGAGCCCCTCCGCCAAAGCCATTTCGAATTGGCCGTAACGGATAACGAAGGCAACCACATGCCGGATCTGGGCCAATATGCCATCCAAAGCATCCCCGAGATTTCAAACCCGGTCCAGGTCGCTCAGTATGCGATGGTGAACAGTTATTTTCCGGTGCCTGGGCTCAAGGAACACGCGGGCCAAGTCCCTTTGGTTTTCCGTGCAACCACAAGCACAACGGCGCTACGTTTCTTCACACGGTGGCGGGGAGCGGTCTACAACCCCTTCTCCGACACGGTCGGGCTATACAACCGGATTATCGGATCGGCCTCTGTCGTTCTTTACGCTCCCGGCAGAAGGAGCAACGGTTGCGTGGATACACCTATAAACGCAAAACAGGCCATACGCCTTGAGGGCATATGGCCTGTTGATGTCAAATACAACGCCTTCGATATGGACGCGGACGGGACTCACGTGTCGTTTCAGGTGATCTTCGCTGTCACCGACGCCTACATCGTCTCCGCCCCTTAGGCGATTACGCTGTTGCGGTCGCCAATCCCAGGACTTTCATCTTGGTTGGCCGCTTGAAGAACCCGAAGTGAGTGTCGTCATGGGAGATCTTCAGTCCAGCTTCAAACTGGATGCGATCGCCTCGGCCCACTTCATCCTCGAACGCCCGTGGGAGCGTCCCCCAGACTCTGTTGCCGTCGTCAAGTTTCACCGTGATTTTCCATGCCCCACCCCCGAACCTGTCGTCTTTGAAATTCTTAGCGTTGTCAATTCCAAGAGTTAGGGCGTACCGGTGGACTCTCATCTTATTTTTTGCGTTCGTCATACCAATAGTATACCACCACACATGGGGACGTTTGTCAAGTCTCAAGTTAAAACAGTTTCCCTGTATGGGCAGGTTGTTGTTTCTTGAGGATGTCGGCGACCTCGGTATAGTATGCGAAAACAGTCGTGAGAGGTGCGGCTTCCAGATCTTTAAGGCTTGACCCAGGAAGATTCATCGCGATCTGCGTTATCATCGACCGGTTATGGATATGCCTTTCTAGCGCGGCAGAAGTGGGGGTGCGACCCGCAGGGTCACCCGGATCAATCTCGACGAAAAAAGGAACTGGCCATCGGTACGACAGCCTCGTATTGGTGACCGCACGCCGATCCGCCACACAAGACATCCCACGCGAAGACCACACCGCAACGGTTCTCGTTGATTCCGTCCTCGTACGCAACCATGTCCGGGCCTCTCAACCGCTTGACGTATGTTTTCGCCTCTCCGACGGTGTCCGGAGACCCTCCGTTTACCGTGACCAGGTGCATGGCAAGCCGCGTGATGTACCGCTCTTCATCGATTGGCGTCTTCGAGGCAGCTGCAGACATCGCAGCTATCCGGTTGAGTTCGGCTTCATCAGCCACCGTAAAATGTCTAATCCGGATCTTGTCCGTGGCGTGAGGGAGTACGAACTCCATGGCCGCATCCAATTCTTCTCTATTTTTATATTTCTCCCATGTCTTGATGGGAAGCTCGTGAGGCACCTTGACTTGGTGTGTCTCCTTAAACGCACACTCGGGGCATTCGGACTTGAAAGAATAGACCTCACCATATGTGAGGCCACGAGCGATAGCGAGGACAGTGAGAATGTCGTAAAACAAAAGATCATTGGGTACCATTCCGTTTGGAAGGTCTACGCAATCTCCGACAACGCTGGCCATCTTCTCGGCACTCGTGAGATTCGTCATCAAGATCTGCTCGGTACCAAAGGAGTATGGCTTGATTTTCACCAGCGGGCCAAACTTTTCTTTGTACATCAAACCACAGCTGGGCAGTTTGAATTCGGTGGTGATGGGTGCTACTTTTGCGTTATCTAGGTTGGTCTGAATGGCCATGATGACTTAGAAAACAAATATAGACACCGTTGAGAGTACTCAGTTTATCGAGACATCATGACTGCCACCGTCAAACACATTGCCACACACGTCGGTGTCACCAGTCCTTGCGGCGGCTTTACCACCGATAAACACGTCCGAACTGCCAGTTACCACGGGAAGCGGGCCATCCTTCGCGGAGGCGACGTATCCGCCGACCACTACGGCCCGCTTCCCATTTATGATGACGTTTTGATTTGGCGTCTGCATAGCAGCACCGCCGTCGTCAAGACTGTCACCGAGTCGAATTGCTTGTCCCATAAGGATAGCTACTTTTTGCAGCAAGGACCAGTGAACGTGTAGGAGTGAGGCCATTTCTGGTGTGTCTTCACTTTGTACAAGACCCCTTGGTCCTTCAGTCGGCTACACAAGATCTTGAAGACTGCCGTACCTGGCTCCTTCACGATAACAGGGACGCTCCCTATTCGTATATCGTCGATGATCTCTTTCCATTCTCTCCATGTGGCGGCGTTATCATCTTTGTCGAGGATGTCGGCCAGCGCTTGCCAGATTTGCCAGTATGCAAACCCGACCGTACCTGTGTTGGAGAATGTCTTGCTTTTGTCTTTGGGGAAAAGCACTTGGTGCACGTACTGAGGGCTCTTTCCTACTTCGCGAGCGATTCGGGCTCGAAGCCCCCCGTATTTCCCTGTAGACGGAATATACTTCAGCATCTCTCTCGCTGAGAGGAACCGGATCTTGTCTTTTACGCTACGGAAGTCGCTGCCTAGCTGGGCGTCTGTAAGAATGCGCTTCGTGGTGGGGGCATCAAAAGTGATGGGCTCGATTGTTTGTAATTTTGTGGGTTGCGGATTCATGGTAAAGCTTTGTGAATGGTTTGGTGATCTAAAAAACCATCCGTTTGAGCGTCAGAGCCTCCTTGATGGCTCTCTCATTCCCCGCAAACTCCAGTATAGCAGATCCCTTTTCTTCGTCTTTAGAAAACACGTCATATGTGTCATCTGTGTTGTCATCCAGAGTAATCTGCAGTTTAAGAGTCTTCGTATCGTCGTATTTTGTGGGTTCCTCCACTAACGCGAGGGCATCCTTCGGGTTGACGCCGAGTTCGGCTTCCCCGATGATTGGTATGTCGATCCAGCTGGCATCGTACCCGGGGAGCAGATCTGGCAACCACTTGGTGACGTGGTCCATTGTGTCTTTGTAGATGCATGTCACGGGGATAACTTCGTCGTCGCACGGCACGTCTGAGTTGCCGGTAATGAATGTGAAGCCTTTACTACGCGCCACAAAGAATCTATTTTCGACCGATGGACACCACACATTTTCCACACTATTTTCGAAATTGTTAAGGCGTCCTTTGGTGAAGTAAGGAGAGTAGTAAACGTGAACAATCCATCCCAAATTTGTTTTGATCTCTCTGCCGCACTTGAGAGATCGCGGTTTTGTTTCGCCTTTTCTTTTGTAAGCATGAGACGACGACCCCATAGCCACCACAAGTTGTTGTATTGATAGCGCCTCCTTTTCGTTCTCGCAATACAATAACCTGGCATTTCCTCTGGTCGTACCATCCCCTTGCATCGATGCATTAAACACTACGTTGGCCTGACGTTGTGATAATGACCAAATGAATAAAGGGTCGAGAGTTTTGAATCCCGGTTCCAAAATAGAGGACAAACGCAAACTAGTGGCTGCGTTAAGGTGGATCTTCGAACATCCGCTACCGCCTGTAGAGACGTTACCCGTGCCCCAACCATTGTGATTTATTGTGGTTAACATGTCACTCAGCACCTCCTCTTTGGTTTGGCACACATAGCCACGAGGCCCCCCTCTTTTTGGTTGCGTCATTGACCCATCAGTAATGACCCAACCCACCAGGGAAAGGAAGTCGTCGGAGTAATCGCTATCCGCATTCCCATTGACCCCAGTTCTGTGCACCCTCCCAGAACTATCGGACAGCTTTTCCAACTCCGATGTCAGAAGTGTGCGAGTATTCCCGCTTTTATTGTCGGCGAGCCATCGGTGATTTGAGGTTGTGGTAACGTCAATGGTTCTGTGCTTTATTCTTTTTACTGGCTGTTTTCCGAAGTAAGTTTTGCGCAGTACTGGTTGCCATTCTAAAGACTTTGTCTCAGGATTTTTTGTGAGGATTTTGTCTCCCTCGACTAACTTGTCGTGGGTCACCCACCCATCACCCCACTTGAGGACGTGTACATCCTCTGTCATACACCATATATCATCGTGTACAACATTGAAGACGCGGGTGTCGAGTCCTTCTTGCTCAAATTGGCGGTTGATCCAGTATGCGGCAAATACTGTGAGGTCAGATGCACAGGACTGAATTGGCATGTTTTGGGACCTGCGTAAGTCCTTTGAAACGTCCATGCTCAACATCCTCAATCGGCGGTCGTTTTGCCTCTCGTCCCACGACTTGTTTGCTTCCTGGGCCTTCATGGCCTTGTAACTTTTGAGATCTGGGAGCGGTCGCACAAACCCGAAGGCCGAACACGCCCAGTGGTGGCGAATACCCTGTTCATGTGCAAGGTCCGTCCACACACCAACACCCGGCAATGCCTCATACAACATCTTGTTGAACTCTGCGCACTCCTCGAGAGTGACAGGCTCTCCGGTGTTTGGCGAGATAATGGCCTCACCCGTGAGCATCTCGAAAAGCCCCTTGTCGCCTTGCCCATAAATGTTGCCGAACAGGGTTCGTTTGCAGATCGACCGTTGGGTCTTGTCCTTGGCGTTGGCCTTCTCCCCGAAGAAGTGTTTCTGAGTGATGTCGAAGTGCGGATCGCCACCAGTCCGGAAAGAATGAAGCAACGCCTCATCCCGCGCCATCAAGGCCATGATCCGAACTTCCAGCCCGCTATAATCTCGCGTCATGATCCAACCTTGCTTGCCGTATCGTGAGCCGTAGATTTTCTTGACCAGACCATCTCGTGGGATGGCTTGCATATTGGGCCGCTTGCTATTGTGAGAAACGAACGAGCCGGATGCGTACGAGTGATCCTGTTCTACTTGAATATCCCACACCTCTTGCTCCCCTATCGGGGCAATACTAACAACGGCAGTAACGTCTCCCCCACCCAATTGGTGGAAGATTTCCTGATCGTCGTTTCCAGGACTCTCACCACCACCAACCCCCTCGAACGCAACTCCTCGTCTCTTTGATCGTCCGCTTCTTTCTTCTCTAAGTGCTGTGTTCCATCTATTTCCACCACGACATTGTTGATTAGAAAATCTACCATCCGGGAGGATGGACCGCTGTCCATCGGCCATTCCCTCACGTGCTGAATCCCGCGCCTCGACAATTCCGTGGATAGCAACGCTTCTGCCTGGTTGATAGACCAACAAATCTGGTTTTTCGGTACATTTCCCCTCCCGCAGTGATAGGAATGCGAAGACTTGGCCTTTAGTATTAGTAACCGCATGTCCATCCATGCCAAATGCGCCTCGTACAACTTGTCGAAGTAAGGACCCGGGTTGCAGAAGTAATCTCTCGCTGTATCCATCAACCCTGGGGCGAAATTTTCCAGTTTTCCCATCATCACCCAGTCTGCGTCTGTCAAGTTGCCCAGACGCCTCCCCACTCCTTCCGCCAAGCCGTGCCATTGTAAGTTGCGACTCAACAAAAACGGAGACACTTTCATCATCTTCGCCATCCCTTCTGGAGGAAGCCCCAAAAGTATCATCTTCTCCAGGTCTTCTTTCCCCAGTAGAACCGACGGCGGATTCTTTGACCCTCGATTCCACGGAGTCGAACTGCACAATTCTCTTTTCCTTGCGCTCGCTTTCCCCCCGTACAAAGCTTGAGACACTACTAGTATGTTGGTTTTTACCCCCCTCTCGACAAACCATTTGCGGGGTAAGGCTTGAGCAAGGTACAACGTCTGGTAGCTCTCCGGGGACAATATTTGATACCTCCTTTGACCGCTCAAGATCACTGGGTGTTCCAACTTCCACGTTGTTATTTGCTGGTAACAGCAGATCTCCTTCACAGAGATCTCCAACTCGCCGCCACCCCGTTGGGGTAAGGAGTTTGTGATCGATGGTGCAGTCGAGATGGTCACCCCTCCCGTTGGTAACACGGAACATCGGGGAGATACCTTTATAATAAACTTCTTTGACACGCTTGTAATTACCGTTCCCTGAGTCCACCAAAATACCAGGTTGTGCCGCGTCAATTCTAATTCTACCGTAAGGTGTCTTAAGTTCAGTGTAAGGGGCGACGCATGACAGTCTGCCAGTGGTCGTATCTCCCGCACCGAAGGAACAGTGAATCAACCCATCGTCGTGCACGATCTTCTTTTTCGGCTCCGTCTCGGCAGAGTTTATGATCGGGTCCAGGAAACTGACGATGAACTTGTCCATGCCGCGCCAGCTTAGTAGCTTCTTTGCGGTGTCGTTGCCATGTGGGTGATTCGAATACTTGAGCAGCACGTCAGCATCGAGGCTTGGACCGCCATTCTCGGTCTTTTTGAGGATGGGCAGCTTGAGGAAGTCGATGAAGAACATCTTCTGTTGCGGCACACTGGACCACGAGATGCGAGGGCGCAGGTGCTCAGGCATGTGGCCCTCGGGGAGGTCGAACGTCGCTTTGAAATTCTTCTTGAAGTCGCCGACTTTCGGTCCGACGGCTTTCGGTGGTGGCTCTTCTATCAGCCTCTCGAACATGCTCTTCATCTTAGTGCGGACTTCTTTCCATTTTTCCGCGCCGGGATCTTCTTTTCCAGATGCCTTCCGCATTGCTCGCATCTCTGCGACTTTCCCATTGACGAAGACGGCACACCGAGAACGCCACGCCTTGGCATCTTCCTTGTACTTCTCGTTAGCGATCTTGTGCTCACGCTTCTGGGTATCTAAAGCCTCGTCCATGGCACGGTGCATACCAGCCTCGCGCCACTTCTTCCACAACTTGTGGGCGTCGGTGGATGGACCAGCCGTGGGTCCCAGCATCTCGGTCTCAAACCGGATCAAGTCCTCATCTTCGGCCAGCTGTCCTCCCCAGTCTTTGCGCAGGGCGTCGTAGTGGGTGTAAATCTGCTCGACGAGATCCTCGTCATAGTGCTGGCCAAACCGCTGCAGGTGTCCGCAAAGTTTGTGGTGCACGCTCCTGCCATGGATCGCATAGTCCCGCATCGAATAAGTCGGCGTCTCTGGAGGCTCTGTGGTCCGCATGAACCAGCCGCCATGTTCGTCGTTGTCGAGCTGCTTCTCGAGTTCGGCTAGAATCATGGACGTGACACGAGTATCGTACGCAGCATACGGAAACAGAGTCGCCTCTGGTATGTCCATGTAAGTCTCGATCTCATGTTCTTGCCGATACGCGTACAACCTCTCCCAGTAATGAGGAATGTTTGGTAGCAGCTTGCGACACATGTCGTCCAACGAGTTCAAGCCCTTCTCCTCTGGGTGGAGAATGAAGTTCAGCAACATCGTGTCGGCGTAGAAGCCTTTGGGCTCGTACCCGTAGTCGGCGAAGATTCCCGCCTCATCGTACATCAAGTTGTGGCCTGTCTTCGGGATGGCTGGAGACTCCAGCAGCTTCTTCAAAATCGCGTCGATTTGCGTCAGGCACTCTTCCCAAGAGCGCGGATCGTCCGGATTTTCTCGGCGGTAGATCTTGTCTGCCCCAGGATATTTGAGCGGGACGACCAGCGGATTGGCCTGAGTTTTGTGGTCGAAGGAGATCAGACCTGTGTAGTACGCTCGCTGGAAGACGTGCAGTGACGAGGTCTCCAAGTCCCACGCCACAGGTACAACCCGCTCGCCATTTGCTCGCTGCTCCTTGAAATAAGCGAGGAGCGGGCGAAACCAGGCCAACAACCCTTCGGGCGTCGTGACCAAGTCATAATCGATCGTGTCGCTCCAGACGTTTTTCAGGTCCGGATTGTCGATCCGATCCAAGGCATCGCGCCAGATGCTCATGAACTCCTGCTTCTGGCCCGCCGTGTCGCGCAGCAGATAGTCGACTGGCCACACAGCGCGGGATGGAGCACCCGCAAAGCTATAGGTCCGCCCGACGAGGTTCTGAAAGTCCATCCGCCCGATGACTCGGTTTGACGCGAGGTAGCCGGATGCGATGACGCCTTTCGGCTTGAGCTTTTCAATTAATGGCTTCGTGAAGTTATCGAAGCAACGAGCAAGCTCAGTCTTGGTCGGCTTGGCGTCTTTTAGCTCGTTCTCCTGCAGCTTGCGGGGCATGCAACGCAGAGTTGGGAAGTAGACGACCCGACCCGAGATACCGAGAGACTGCTGGGCGAGTTTCGCCATGAACCGGACGGATTCACTGGCTCGGATGTCGTTATTATTGTCAGCCCGCACGTCCGGGGCGTCTCCGACCACGGCGAGCCACCCCTCTTCAGGTTTCTCATCCTCGGGCGGCATGCCCTTGTGGGGCGACCCATTCTTGTCGATCCACGCTACCGTCTGGAAGGGACTCTTGCAGAGCTTGTGGAAGCCACACTTTTCGCATAGCGGGTTGGTTGTCCCCGGCTTTGGGCCATCATCTTCGCTCACGCCGCAACCTCCACGGGCTCTGCAGTGTCGATCCAGTCGGGCTTGTCGGCAAGGATTCTGTCGAGGTCGACTGCTGTCCTGTTCTCCCGTTCGAAGGTGGCACGGTACTGACGCCAGCCGCCACGGAAGTTGCCGGAACTAACGACGACAGGGTCGGCCATGGCACAATGTTCGAAGGGGGACCAGTGGCCAGAAGCTGCCAGATCGTCATGCAACTCGTAGTCCTTGAGTGGGTCGATGACGCCGTCGAATGTGTTGTAGCTCAGTCGGGCGGAGCGAGCCGTGGCGACTTTGAGCCGCTGCTGGAGGTCCATGCTGTCGTCCATCTGATCGCCGAACGGCATATGCCACTCACCCTCAGCGACATCCTCTGGAGACTGCCCCAAAAATCGTTGGAGCATCTTGTAGGCCAGTACTTGAAATTCGGGTTGGGCATCGGGGTGGGCTCTCAGCGAGAAAAAATTGCTGAAACAGGTAGCAGTGACGAGTACCGTGATGTGGCTCCACGGTTCAAGGAGTCGGTTAGCGATCTGCTTGTGCAACCCGGCGTCCAAAAGCTGCGAGACAGTTTCGACGGTTAGGTCTCGTTGTTGCATCCACAAATCCTTGCAGATGGCCAGTGCCGCCTCGTCGACCTGGGCCTTGGCTTGCATGCCGCGCTGTGTGGCTCCCCACCATTCAGGAAGCGCCGGGTTGGCTCTGATAGTGGCGATCATCCGCTTGACTGGGATAGCTCTGCTCGACGCCGCATTGCGGCTCAGCATCCGGTGCGTCATCAATTCCGAATGGATGAACCTCGGATATCGGAGAAGAAAGCTGGTAAGTCGTTGGCCGTGAGTGTTCTGGCTGTCGGCAATGATCCTGGCCGTGATGTTGTTTGGGTCCATGACAGGCTAGAAAACAAGCCGTATAACATGACCAGCCACCAATATTTCGAATCTGCTGCTGAAAGGAAACGTATGCGAGCGAGCGAGCGCGGGCGCGGGCGCGCGCGCGCGCGGTAAGGGCCTTACAAAGGTCCTTACGGACCTGTTGGTGTTGACCACACGACTTCTCATTTATGACGAAGTCGACTGCTTGTAGTCGCGTCTCCCTTTTTTCCCTTTTTTTATGTTTCCCTTTACGTTCTTAGTACACTCATTTTGCGTAATGACCATTTCATGCTCGCGGAAAACGCGTACGCACACGTAAAAGGCGGACTGAATTACTGTTTTCAACAGTAATGTAACACCCTCTCTGGGAGAGAGGGCGGTGGGCGAAGCACCTAAAGCTCCCTCCGTCGACGATGCTTCGCACCGTCTCGGTCGGGACTACGCGGGGTTAGCGCTCGGGGGGTTGCAGTCATTGCGTTCTATTGCGTTAGTGACACCACCATCAGAATACGCGAAACAAACTTATGACCGGCTTATCCAGGTCCACATCACCGTCGTCGGTGATAAGCCAGAGGGTGGGGGGTGGATGCCTAATGAGGAGGTGTGCGAGAGGCTGCAACAGTATGAGTCTCTGAAGGGAAAGTATGCGGTAATTCGCTTCCTGCAGATGGCTGTTTGTGCTCACCTCCATCGCACCAAGAAGTCTCGGACGCCCTTTTTCGTCAACACCATCTTGTTCGCCGAATCAGCATTGGAATACTTGCGGGAACACCGCGAGTGGCTCTCCAAGATGTACGGAGACGCGACTGATCCAACCCACTTCACCCGGAGAGTGCGAGCTGACATTGCCCAGTCTGAGAAGGATTACCTTGCGCTCGCCAGCCACTACCGCTTTTCCGGCAAACCTTTCGATTGGGCGCTCATGGTACCATCAGTGTTCTGGGCGATATCCTGCGAGCTTCTGGGGCGTTTTGCCAAACTTCCGACTGGATCGTGGGATCAATCACCTGTCATGTACAACGGAACTCGCAGACCTTTTGGGGAAGCCCGCTCTGCTGAGCGCAAGAAGATCAAGGGGGATAAAGATCGTCGGATGGTGATAATCGGGGCAGCAAAGGAAGCGCTACTCGAGACGGCCCAATCCTGGGCCAGCCAAAAGAACCTCATCAAATTCTACTACGACGACTTCGGTCACATGGCGCACATGCCAAGCTCTCCACTGGAGCCCGCCCTATTGAGAGTGACCAAACCACTCATCGACCGGGACCACATACTTTTCGACGCAGCCCGCATCATCCTCGTAAAGCAGGGGAAGGTTTTCAAGCCTATCAGGCCACTCGACGAAGTGAAGGCTCCCGCCATCTATCAGGACCTGGCGGTTGATTCCATCTTGCAGAAAATGTTGGAGACCTCCCAAGATGACTAGGTATTCTCGATGAATACGCTTGACACTTTCCGAGTCAACTCAATTGAACGCGCTTTTCTGGAGCACTGGGCCGCTGGCCACGGAACTCCGGGACACTGCACGCCAGATGAGGGTCTTTTGATCCTCGAAGACGGTGGGTTGGCCATGAACACTGCATTCGAACCAGTCCGTATTGCGGACTTGCAACAGGGTTCAGTGTTTAGCTACCCGAGCGGCAACCCTCTCGTGGAAGCCTATACTACCATCCTCGACAGGCTCACTGAAGAGATACCGGCTGACCTTGAGACTCAACTCCGAGAAGCCGCCACGGAAGCCGCATCAGACAGTCTCCGGAACTTGGCCAAGACCAATCGCCCTGTCTTGAAGCACCTCATTACGCTGCACAAAGCTTACATGGGTGAAGACCCGATGTTGCAATCCAAGGAGTCCAAGACCGCCATGCAAGCCATTTTGCATGCTTGGGATGGCGAAGACATTGACGCTGCCCACATGTTCGGCACGGTCGCTTGGGACCCAGATAACATCACGTGGATGTCTTTCTTCGACGGCGTCGGTTCCCAACCACTCGGACAGGCAATGGGCCTATCTGGTATTGGAGACATCCCAGACGTCCCCGGTGCGGAGTTTGAAACCCAACCGGGCGACGAACCTGAGGAGCCAGAATACAACCACGACGACAACGAGCCAGAATCGGACGCTTTCGACGCGAAGAGCTTCTTGCAGTAATTGACAAAGTCGCAACCCTGTGTTATACTAAAAGTAACGCATGAACACGCACCAGTTCGTCCGATTGCTCGAGAAATCCCGAGCCCCAAACGTCAAAACCGAATACCACATGGGTAGGTACACCGTATCGGTTGGGGCAAGCACCGCATGGGCAGTCAACGGATACGGTGCGCACATATCGCTGGGTAACTTTGCCGCTGAACACGTCGAAGGCAACACTCGCCAACGTAGAGCGGTTGTGATGAAGGCAGCACTCGGCGGCATCGATGAGTTCAACAAGGTCACACAGGCCGCATGGACCGAGACGCCTCCCCAATAGACTTGACACCACATGGATTGATGTCAGATTGGCCGGATTCTCTAGTTATGTGGGATGAAAACGAACATCCTATACGCCATCGTAATGGTACTCGCATTCAGTGGACTGTCCGCTTGCAGGAAGGCAGTGGACCCACGAGGGCCGGTAGCAAAACCAACTGTTGTCAAGCTTGAACTCAAAAAAGCTGAAGAGGCCGTTAAAGCGACCACTATTAAGACCAACACGGTATACCGTACCGTCGAAAAGGTCGTTGAAAAGTATCCTGAGGACGGTCTCGTCAAAGATCTGCAAAAACAAGCAGCAGCTGCCCAGGAGCAAACCAAGGTACTCGAAGAAGCCTTCAGTGCTCTAAAACTCAAAGTCGAGAAGGCACAAGGCGAATTGCTCGCTGCTACCGAGAAGCTGAAGCACTGGCAATCTTGGTACAACAAGGAATTCGAGAAGCGCGTCAAGGCAGAAGCTAGCGCGAAACGGAAGAGCAAATGGCTTTGGGGCTCCGGTATCCTAAATATCGTTATGGTGGGTGCAGGTGCACTCATGCTGAAAAAATCAATCTTACCACTCTAAATAACCATGTCAGACGACGATAAAGATTGCAAACTCGGAGATAGCGTCAAGGCTATTTGGCTCTTCTTCCGTAACTCAAAGGAGGCATTGCTAGCGATAGTCGTGCTAGCCCTATTCTGGGCTTACCCACTCGTCATCGGGTTCATTGACCCGTCTGCGCGTTCCGTCGATTTCAGCTTCGTCCACATGCTCATTATGAGGATTCTCGGATTGACCGGAAGCGTACTGGCTGTCTGGGCTCTCATCCACGCCGCTTTTCCGACATTGGAAGCCTACACCAGCAAAGACGATCCGAGAGTGAAAAAGCAGTTTGTCGATGATTTTCAAGCGCTAACTCCGACAGCACGCCTCCTCACCTTCCTCGGTGTCTTCATTTTTCTCATCTGGATACTCAACAAGTAATGAAAACGCTCGCGCTTCTTATAATCTTGCTTTCAGTTGGGTGTAAAGATGACCCGACGTTCGATCCGCCGAAGACAGACGCGGATATCCCAGGGTCGACGCCCAGAGTAACAACTCCGAATTTGTTCGACGACGTGCTCCCAGAGCCGGGTCAACCAAAGACAGAGCCGACCCCCTGGTTTGTACCTACGCACGTCAACCCACCAATCGTCGTCAAGTCGCCAAAGGTCCCTATCCGGGAAAGCGACTATGAGAGACGGTGGCGCACACTGAAAGTCCGGAGCAATTGGCAAGGAAAAGTCAACTGGTCTGCCAACAAGATCAAGGGAAATATACCCCGGTATACCAAGGTTCAGAATAATGTCGGAGTGCCGTGGTACGTTATTTCCGTGCTTCACAATATGGAAGCAAGCCTGCGGTTCGATAAGCACCTGCACAATGGCAACCCACTGACCAAGCGCACCTACTGGGTACCGAAAGGAAGGCCCAAAACGGGCAAGCCCCCATTTACTTGGGAGTACAGCGCGGCAGACGCTCTCCGATACGACAAACTCCACCTCGTCAAAGACTGGAACGTCCACCACATGTTGTACACCATCGAGCGATACAACGGTACAGGGTATCTGCGATACCACAAAAACGTTCCGACTCCGTACCTTTGGAGTGGGTCCCAGCACTATGTCAAGGGCAAGTACGTCTCGGATGGCAAGTGGAGCAGCTCGGCAGTCAGCAAACAAGTGGGTGCTGCTGTCATTTTGAAAGAGTTGGCCAACAGAGGTCTTTTGAGCTTCTAAGTAAGCGTGATACGCTGCACATTAGAGGAAACGGATGGCGACAGCCAGATTTTGGCGGTCGGGATAAACGAAAAGGACATCGACTCGTTGTCGACAGGCGGAGTGGTCACAATCGACCTCGCCAACATGGAGATCGACCCGGCGAGGCTCGGTAATGTGACGCTCTTTTTCGGCGACACCCAGCAAGACCTGATCGACCAGATGGACATCGGGTGTGACACTGTAATCGCAAACGACCTAGATGATTATCGGCTCCGCAATGAGAAGATCAAGATACGGATCGAGGATATGTTTGCAGATCCAACAGAGCTTGAGAATGTGTTCAACAACATCTATGAGAAGGCCGTCACTATGGAGATTTGCGTCGATATCGACGAACTCAGTTCGTGGGTGAGGTCTTGCGAGGCGCTTTTTGATTTCTTCCGTTTACATTCTACAACATCATGAGCGTTGAAGATGAGTGGGGACACAAGCCCTGGAACGCGCTGAGAGAATATAGATCCCAAAGAACCATGAAATCACTAGATAGTACAGACGCCGCAGAGACACCCACCAGTTCCGACATATCAAACAACGAGGCCCAAACCCCACCGCCCGCACCGTCAATAAATCCTGGTTCTATGAAGGTTGGAGTTTCCTCAGCTGCAGCGCGTAACTTGTACGCGGCGTACGTCCACGCCAACGAAAAAGGCGCATTTGGTGGGCAGTCCCTCGAGCACCAACAGTTGATGATGTGTGCTGCGTTGGAAGTGAAGCAGGTTCTCGGAGAATTTGACGACGCCATGAAGCAAGTGGCGAATACCCAGGCGTAGTACAGGAGAATACCAAGATTTTGGTATCGGTTTGTTTAATAGCCAATATCTGGCATAAGTATAAGTCCAAAGATGGCAGCAGCATTGAAAAAAGACAAGAACCCTTTTGTTGACCGCATTGCGCGAGTCTTCGAAAGAGAGGTTTTCACACACCAGGCCGTAATTGGTATGGTGTGGGACGAAAACGACAAATCCTTGTTAGTGCGGCTGGAGCCTCCCGGCGAAGATCACTTCGAGACGCTACGTGAAGTAGCTGTTGACAAGCTTCGGCAGGAGTCCTACGAAAATCCCTTTATCGCTACTGCTAGGCAGTGGATGGTGAATGGGAGACGCAACATCTTTTTCAAACTTGCACCAGACAATAACTAAACTACCACTACCATGATCGCAACTTCCTCCTATCTCGGCGTCAATAGCACCACGCTGACTGACATCCAACTCTTCCAACTTCGCGAGAAGGTCGGTAAGATTGACCTCAACTTCCAAGACCAGACCGAACTCAACTTCGCTGGCGAGCCACAAACTGGCCGTGCTTTTGAGTTCGAAGTCTACGAGTCCGACGACGCATCCACCTGGACCAAGATTTCCGGCGCATCCGTTATTGCTCTTGCTGCTGGTGGACAACAGCGTGCAACGGTTCAGTCGAACAAGCTCCTGCTCAAAATCCAAGGACGCGTCACTACCGCTGGTGGTGGCAAAGTCCGGATGGATATGTCGCTTAATGGAAAACCTTATTTTGGGCAGGCCGAACTGGGCATCATCGGCAAATCCGGCTACGGAAAAGACTTCGGAGTTGGCCTTGGCTCTACTCCAATCGGTGGTCTTCCGAACACTTGGCCCGAATAGGACCCCTTCTATTCCAACCTTTAGTGTTAAGGGCCGCATCGAAAGATGCGGCCCTTTCTATATATCCTTGTGAAGTTTAGCAGTCGGTTACTAGAATCTATAACCCGTAGGGACTTGGCGTCGTTCTACGCAATCGAATATGCTGGTACGCGCAATCGCGTTGCAGTAGATCATGTCGAGTATGTGTGGGATGACTTAATGAGGCAATTGGGGCGGATGGTGTTGAATCGCATACTACCAGACCGCCCCCAAGACCCTGTAAAAGTGAATGGTGCGCCGCCGCCTACCCACCCAAACGAAATACGATATATCGCTCGTATACAACAAGGACAGGAGTTGCATGGGAAACTGATGGCGCAGGCCAAAGACGCAGGATGGGTAGAGTGGAATGACGAGTGGGAAAACGTGGCCACCCACGATATTTCTTTGCAGGAACTCCCAGCTGCTATAGAGCATTTCATAAACTGGCCTGAGGAATCTGGGCAAGGACATTACCAGTGGTTCACTGCAAAGGATGGGGTGTGGCGCGGCTTACTCGATACGTGGAGGAATATGCTTCACCACAACTCCATGAAGAGCAAGATCTTGGATGTAGACCGCATACTTGGGCTGGCACATCATGGCGGTGGGATCACTGACTACATGGATGAAGTGTGGATCGTATCCTTTTTGGACTGGCGGGTTAATGCGTCTCCGAGAGAGATATGGATGGCCGCGTCAGACAGCGTCAAGGATGCTGTCGACCCACCACCTGTCGATACCCGGGTCCGAGCGATGACGCCCGATTCTTTCAACGAGCTGTTGTAGGCCAGTACGTATCCTTGTGAAGTTTAACGATCAGCAACAGTTCGCATATTAAGGGCCGCATCGAAAGGTGTGGCCCTTTCTATGTAATACGGACGGAAAGCGAAAATACCCTGGTGGGAAGATAAGCAATTTCACGGCGGTGAAAAAGGAATTGGGCAACCGTGTGGAAATTGCGAGAAGAGCACGCAAAAGGGAAGACCACGCAGCAGCTTGCAGAACAGCACGACATGAATAGGGGGACGATGTTCAAGTTGCTGCAAGAAGGAAATTGGAAGTTACCAGTCACAGTACAAGACAAACTAGGTATCCTCGAAGGGAAACTAGTTCGTCTATGAGATTCAACAAATACCCAGCACTGGCCTACGAGAAGGGCTTGTTCCGCAGTAAAGATCAACTTGCCGCTTTCCTTAGTTGGAAAAATGATGGTACGATAGATCGATTCGCTATGTCGGGACTTGCCGATTATCGAGAAGCGATGTTTATTACGGAGGAGTGGTACGAATCTTGCTACCCAAAGTTAACGTTTAAAGAGTTGGAGGACCCCCAAGATACGGCAATGGATACGCTCTACAATGAGCCTGTCGCCCGACACAAGACATTCCTCAGACTTTTGGACATACCAGTCAAAATTGAGCAGGATAAAACAAACTTGAAGCGCAATGAGGCAGGTCCAGTCAGAATGCAAGGTATTCGGTTGTGGGTTGGGGTAGCTCATTTGATGAATCAGGATTACTGGCCTAGGGTCGGAGACGAGTTCACTTTTCGCAACGTGTTGTACGAGATCACCCTCGCCCATGTCGACCCCGCAGACATGTGGCAGCAGTCTACATTCCCACTCCACATTTCCATAACTTCCAAGCAGGTTCAGCTTGGGGACTGGCCACTCAGTCAAAAGCCACACGAGTCGCTGACAGACACCGGAGCAGGGGCGTTGCCGTACGACGGATCACCTGCAGCAGAAGCACCAGTCAGCGCGGGCGGTGCACCGGGGACCCCATCGAACAACCCGGGACCGGGACAAACAGGAGGCGATGGCCCAGAGGATGGCGACGCACCTACTTCACCTTTTGTAGACCTTCCTCCCCCACAGTTACCTTACTGTTGATACTATCAGGCCATTGCCATCTTTTCTTTAAAGCACAGTGCACAGATCCAGGAGAGCCACCATATTTTTCGGCTAGTTGCACAAACGTAAAACCACGAGACAAATCTATTCGCATGGCTATCACCACACCCCAATTGCGCTTTGTACCTTCTGAATTAAACTCGTCATACCAAGGCCTAGTATCTTCTCGTGCTGCGTTCAACGCACCCAAATCGCCCCCGTACGAGGCTACACTTTGATTGCAGTTGGCGCACAATATTCGATACCCACTTGGCAGTCCTTGCCGATACAACCACGTTGACAAGTCACCTTTGATCTCTTTTTTGTGCTGGTGCCCACCACCGTTGACATGATCTACATTCAAACACCCACTCCAACACTCCCCACAGTTTTCACACGATGGTGGTTTCGTTTTACTGTAGTATGTGAGTACTACATGTCTCATCATTCTTCGCATCGCGGTGTTACTCATACGCTTCTTGGTGGTACATTTTTCACATACCAAGGTTGTGGTCACAGGGACCTTGAAACAAGAATGGCACATCCTTCTTTCCTTCGCAAGCTTTTGGGCTGTTTTCAGTTTGATTATCGATTTCACACCAATAAGTAGAGTACTGCTGATGGCCTGGGTTGATGACGGCGAGTTGACGGAGAAAATACGCGAATTCCTGGGCGAGAAGTTCAAGGAGTACCTCCACATCGTGACGGGCAAAGACACCACGGTCGGAGAGTTGCTTGTACTACGATCGATACCCCGCAAGATAGAGATCAAAGAGGGCAAACTTCTATTCCCCACCGATGAAGCGGAAGTTTTGTGGCTCGAGATGTGCGTTGGTTCGCCGCGATGGCCCGCGTTCTCGGTAGAGCAGGAGCTTACAGACCACTTGTTATCTTTGCTAGACGATAGTGTAAAAGACTACATATAAACATGGCGGGACTCAGATCATTCAGCGACCAAATCGGTAAGGCTACCGCTGGAGTTGAACGTCTTGGCACCACATCCGACAAGAGCTCGAAGAAGGTTGGCAGTCTTGAGGACACTATCAATAGTCTTGGCGATGATAGTGTGGCCACACGGAAGAAGATAGACTCTTTTGGTGTGAGTATGGGCAAGCTTGGGATTGGACTGAAGGCTTTCTCATCTGGCGTCGACAAGTACATCATTCAGTGGAAAGACGCCGCTCGCGTCTCCCTTCGTGGTTCCCGTCTCCTCTCTGATAGCCGTAAAGGCATCGAGAAGACGCAGAATGACATGGCACAGTTTGCCACCAAGTATTCCATTCTCACAGGGCAGACGGTCGAAGAAGCCACGGGCATCACCCGAGCTTTCATGGAGGGTATGAAGTCTCTCAAGAAGGAGATGAACTGGACGGAGCCCAGCAGGGAGCTCGAGTCGTACATGGAGTCGGTCGCCGCCGCCCAGAAGCTGGCCAATATCGGCAGTCAAGACATGGCGAAGTTGCAAAAGCAACTCATGGTCCAAGGTGAGCAGTCGCTCAAAAACGCCGAGAAGATCACCCAGAACATCTCCGCCTCGGCAATTGAATATGGGCTCGAAGGAACAGATGCGATACGTGCCATAGGGGATCGGATGGATACCATTATGTCGCTCGACGTGAATGCACGTGAGAAGCAGATCCAAAAGATGATGAATTACGTCGGCATCGAGGAGCGGGCGATGGTCGATTTTGGCAAGTATGTCGGGCAACTCCAAGGCACGAGCGGCACAGATCAATATACGAAAGCTGCTAAGCTAGCCGCATTCAGCGGAGAGGACGCAGGGAAAATGCTTGCTGATATGCAAGCCAAGGATGATGCTGGTGCCACATTGCGGGTGTTGGAAGCCGAGATCGCCGCCCTCAACAAGATTTCCCCGATGTTGCTCAACTTGCAGCAAGAAGCGACGCTAGGCCAAATATCGCCTCAAGACGCCAAGATACTCTCCGTGGCACAGGAAGTGGCCTTACGTACAGTTGGAGACACCATGGGTCACGACATGACCGTCATGGCTGCAGCCGCAGGGGAAATCAAGAAGCTGCGATCTCAAGGATTTTCGGGAGACGCACTCATGGACAAGCTCAACAAGGGAGCGTTGAAAGCGACTGTAGGAGCGGATGTAGGAGCAGCCGGGTTTGGAGATAGTGCCGCCGACGCTTTATCCACTACAGTCGAGGGACACATGGCCGCGACGGCTCGCATTTCTTCGACCATGATAGAACTCAACGACACCTTTTTCGACCTAGAGTCAATTGTGAGGAACGTCAAGCTCGCTATGGACTACCTTCTCCCTGCCATCGGTCTCCTTACTGTCGCTTCCACGCTGGCGTCGGGAGCTATGGGGCTTGGACGACTTGCGGGACTCGGGGGCGCTGCCGCTGGTCGCGGTACTGCCGGATTAGCAGGTGCTGCGGGGTCTCGTATTGCTGGACTAGCTGGTGGTGCTACGTTGGTGGGGGCGGCTACTGTCGGCGCGGTTGCCGTCGGAGGGTACCAATTACTTGATGGTACGATCACTGAAAAAGGTAGGAACGAGACACGAGCCTCTGGAGCGGAAGACATAGAGAGGCTCAAGCGAGATGGAAACTTGGTAGGGGGAATTAAAAACACTGCCAGCAACTGGATAAAACCTGGGCAAAACATCGCGAAAGTCGGTGTTGGATACGTGGATATGGTGTCTGCTATGAAAGATGCCAAGGATGAGGAGCGACGTACCGAAAAGATGCTGGGTACAGCTGCCGAGCGATCCAGTTTCAAGGAGATGTTCGCCAAGCAGGGCAAAAATGTCGATTCGGGGTCATATGTGAATGCGCTCAAGTCTGGCGACATTGGCGGTATGGCAAACATCGCCAAACAAGCCATCCCCATTCAGACGCAGCACAGGCTCGCGTCACAGTTGCATATCGCTCTGACAGACCAGGGCATGTACGGCAGCTACGATTTCTTGCTCGAATCGGTGCGGAGCGCGTACGCAAGGGGAGAAGCGGTTGATCTTGGCCAACTATCCAGAGATTCGCGGGTCAAAAACCTCGCAGAATTCGGAGGCATGGAGCGGGCCGATACGAAGTGGCAAGCGTCTATGGCGGAAACAAGCCAGTGGTGGTCGGAGTCGAATAAAGGAACTGGGCTGGACACTTCTGAACTGACACGGCGGCGTATGACGGTACCGGGTGCATCAGCAGATTCAGTGAACGCCGAGCTAACTCCACTCAACAATAAGGTGCCGATCGCGGAAAGGGCGTTGCCAGAGGTTCACGCCGAGCGCAAGAAGAAAGTGGACGAGAAGACCACATCCGAATCGGCGACGAGAGTGATGGAAGGCAAGCTCTCCCAGATCGTTGCTCTCTTGGGCGACATCGCCCAAGAGAGAGGAACTGCGGTCATTTAGGAACCGGGACCACCTTCTTCTTGCCGCTCAGGAAGTCGGGGAGCTTCGGTGGCACTGCCAACACCATCCGGTGCATCATGTCTTTGACAACGTGGTCGACCCGGTCATTCGACCCGATCGAAGTCCACTTGCCAGTCTCCTCTTCCACGAATTGGGTCTTGGCGTGGGCAAACCGGGTGAAGGGATAAGTCGTCCCGCCCGACTGGATGATGTTCTTGGTGACGCCCTCCCAGAGGCGGAGGACTCGACCGCTCATTTGGATGCATGGTCCCTTTGACCGAGTGTCCCGAACGAAGACTGATTCCAACGACGGGCAATCGAAACCTTCCGTGAGGACCGCCATTGATGCTAGAACGTCGACTTCGCCGCGCTCAAACATGTCCAGTTGTGCAACCTTGTTGGAGCCGCCGTGGACGATCTCCACCTTGCGAGCCTCGACGGCGAGGCCGATCAGAGAAGGGTCCCTGACGTAGGAAGCGAATTCCTCACACTCAGCGCGGGTCAGGAAGAAGGCGAGCGACTTGCCCCATTGGCTCGTCTTCAAGTAAAGCTTGGCGACACTCTTCGGTGTCCATTCCCGCATCACCCAATGATTGAACTGGCTGAGATAACCGTCCTGGATCAGGAAGTGATAGCCCGCATCTCGGATCTCTCGCTGAAAGCAGATCTTGAGGTTGTCGGACCGCATCGGGGTGGCGGAGAGGCCAAGCACCACATCTGGCTTGACTTCCGAATGGAGTGTCACCATCGTTGACGCCGCATCGTGCTGGGCTTCGTCAATGACGAGGAAAACGTACTTGTATTTCGCCATCCGCTCTTTCGCATCCTTATCGAACATTGAGACGTACTCGATATTCGGGCAAAGCACATTGTCGTTGTCGAGTTTGACGTCCTCTTCGAACTGCAGTTGCCAGTTGGCCTTCTCCGTCTGTGCGAGAAGGTTTCGTCGCATCGCAACCCAGCATACCCCGATCTCCTCTGGCTTGCAGCCGTAGAGTTTCGGTCCGATTTCCATCACGAAATCCTTGGCGGCAATCAGTGCCATTACGGTCTTGCCAGACCCGGTGGGGGAGACGATCAGTTGGGAGATCATCCCAACATCCCACCCATCGTTCACCTTGGTCCGGATTCTCCCTTGAAAGGTCCGTGTTTCCACCTGCTTGGTGTTTGCCACCTCGTGGAGTATTACTTCAAATTTCTCTCGTTTCGTCATGCCAAGAGTATAACACAGCCGAAGGTGGTTGTCAAGTGTCGAATTGCTCTTTGGGTCCTCAACCCCTCGGCTTTTCCCTTTCTATTACCCAAAAAATACCCCCCGGATTGTCCGAGATAATCCCGGTATACTCGACACTTGACAGACACCCCAATGTGTGGTAAAATTGTTCCACAGTGAGGCAATCAGCCCGCTAATGACAAACTACTACCACTTACTACCATGCTCAGTCTCATTCCATCATCCACCAACAGCAAGTCTTTCACTGCTGCTGACGTTCCAACCATCATCCGCCAAACCACCCCAGCGGTGACCCGCCACACCTGCGCCCTCGGTGACCTCCAACTTGAGATTGGCCGGAACGACGAAAATCGTCGGACTCACAGTCTGGTGGTTGACGGCAAGGCTGTCGCCTACACTCCACGGTTCCAAACCAGTCTCCTCGGACTCCTGGGTCAAGGCAAGTCGATCTTCGATCTCTTCTCCGCTGAAGAGGTTTGTGAGAGAGCGATCAAGAAGGATAAGCTCAAAGAGATCACCATGACACTGGCAACTGACCGCCAATCTGGCGTGGTGTCAGCACTGGCGGTGTCCAAGCCAGACAAGCAGCGGGTCGCCGTCCAGGACCTGATGCGGACCATCGAGGGCAGCTTCGACAGCGAGGAAGGTCCCGGCACTGGTGCAGTGACCGGAATCAGCTACAGTGACGGAATCGTCACCCTTCGGCACAAGCCGACCGTCGAGATCCCGAACTTCGACATCGGTGGAGACGTCATCGCTCCTCAGTTTTACACCGAAGTTCCTATCGACGGCTACGGCAACCCCTCAGCTTACGTCGGGATGCTCCGTGAAGTCTGCTCCAATAGTATGATCACCATAGACAAGGCCTTCAAGAGTTCGATCCAACTCGGCACCGGAGCAGGTGACGACGCCGATCCAGTCACCATCCTGAATCGATTCTTCGCCACTTACAACAACGAGGACGGATACTCCGCCCTCCGTGAGCGGCTCGAGGCTGCAACGAACAGCCCATCCTCGCTGGACGAGTTCTACAAGCTCTTCCAGCTGATCAGCGCGGCTCGTAATCCTGACGAAGAGGACACCAACACCTTCCTCGATGACACCATCGACGTTGCGAAGTCCTTCCACGACTTGGGCGGCGACATCCTCCGCACTTACGGTCTCACCAGCCTCAACGCAGTGAACCAGAAGGCGCGGAGCCGGGTCCCCGTCGAGAATTGCTCGATCTACGACCTCGTGAACGTTGCAACGGAGGTTGCGACCCACCACACGGATGGTCGCACCGCAAGGAAGTTGCACGCTTTCGTCGGCGCCACCATCAGCAATTCCTACGACCTTGAGGGTCTCTTCGATGGCGAGAAGAAAGACGCCGACCATCAGGACAAGTTCTTCGCAGATGCCAAGGAGGACATCAAGGACGAACTCCACGAGGCACAGAACGACGAGTTCGCCAACGACCTTCTCGCTTCCCTCAACTAAGCGAGACACCACAGCACACCACAAGGCGGGGTTCCAAACGCGGGACCTCGCCTTTGTATTTTCTAGTAACGCATGGACCGTCAACCGCCGCCGCCTCAACCTCCGCCATCCCAGCAGCAACAAATGAATCTCCGGATCGTTGTCAAATGGGAGTTTTTTCTTTCACTGCTGGGCCTGACCTTGTGCGTCACCTTCGGGGTCCTTTATGGAGTCGGCTGGGCTGATGGGTGGGCGCTCGTCTGGTCGCCCGTTTCCCTCATTCTCGGCATCCAACTCCACCTCCTGTTCATGGGGTATCGCATCGTCTCGTACATGCTGGCCCTCATTTTTGAAGTGGCACCCGCCATGCATAACATCTCCGAAGTAGTCAAAGGGCTCTTCAAGGGCAAAACGTCGATCTAATGGCAACTACAATACTTGCGACGTCTGTGATAATCCCATCCCGCACCACTCTATCAAAGTCACACTTCGTGACGGGGAACACCCGCACAATGGGTCAACGATGAAGACCACTGCTGATGTCTGCTTAAACTGTGTCGTCAAGATACCAGATTTGTCATCTATGGCAGAGATCGACGACATGCGCACAATGGCAGAGATCGACGACATGCGCACAAAAGTCAAACACTAGTATGCCGACCATAGAAGAAGACGAAGTAGACCTGCCACCCATCAAGTGGGACTGTGGGGAAGACATGTCTCCGCGCCCACAGCAGGACGAGATGATTGACTTCGTCAACGAGTCTGATTCCAGGCACCTCATGATCGACGCTCCGACCGGGACAGGTAAGAGCCCTGTCTGTGTCAGCATAGGAAACAGCCAAGGAGGGGTCATTCTTACGCCTCAAAAGCTTCTTCAAGATCAGTACGCCCGAGACTGGCCAGAGATTCCCCTCGTAAAAGGGGCGTCCAACTACGGTTGCGATGAAGTTCGCAGAAAAACAGCGGGGGTCTACAATGACTGCGGCATGGGATCGGGCCAGTGTAGTCGACGGAAGCAGGGAGCCCAAAACCCTTGTCCATACCGCCAAGCTTGCTCGGATGTCATGGTGAATAGCAAATGTGGAATTGCCAACTACGCATGGCTTCTGGCAACCCTCGGTCACGCCGAGTGGCAAGGCACGCACCGCTGGCTCCTCATGGATGAGGGACACCAGTTGGAGCCCGCCCTCGTGGGAGCCGCCCAATTAGAGATCACTGCAGCGGATTGCAGCAGCCTCGACATCTCGTTTTATCTACCGGATAGCCTTGACGACTCGGAGCAGCTTCTCGACCGATTTTTTGCTGCCGCCTCGGCGCGGGTCGGCATCTTGAAATCCCGATTCTCGAAGGATGCCAAGTCGATGTCGAAGGACGAAATGCACCAGCTCCGCTCGCTCGAGCCCAAAGTCGGCCAGATTGGTCACGTGCTGTGGGACTCCTTCGACACCGAAGGTGGGACCAGAGAAGTCAACGAGTGGGTGGTTGATGCGGTTGACGCTGACGGAGATACCAAGGCTCACGTCCTCTGGCGTCCCCTTTACGCCAAGGGCATATTTCAGCGGCTCATATCCCCATTGAACACCAGAGTGCTTGTGACGTCCGCGACGCTGCTCAACCCGGAGAGCATGGCCAGCTGGTTTGGCTGGGACGAGGACTACGACCTGCTGCGGCTTGAGTCACCCTTTCACAAGGATCAGCGGCGAATCATCTACAAAGGATGCGGGACTGCCCCGGTCAACATGGGAAACATCACCATGCAGATGCCCAGGATCATCGACGCCATGGACGACATCCTTGACGGCAGTTACGCATCGACCCGGAAGGGGATCATCCACGCTCATAGCTTCAAGATCTGCCGCATGATCGAACAGCTGAGCCGCCACAAGAAGCGCTTTATTTGCCACCGTCGCGGGAAGAATCAAGCCGAACTCCTCGCCGAGCACGCTGCTAGCCCAGAACCGACTATCCTGCTATCACCAAGCATGACTGAAGGTGTTGACCTTCCCGGTGATCTTGGGCGATTCGCAATCTTCCCCAAAGTGCCGTACCCGTATCTCGGTGATTCGTGGGTCAAGAGACGCAAAGAGGTTGATACCAACTGGTACAACGAGCAGGTTGCCCAGACATTCGTGCAGGGATCAGGCCGAATAGTCCGCAGCACCAAGGATGTTGGCGTGACTTACATTCTAGACGGCGGATTCCGCCAGTTTTATAATCGCGCAGCCATGTCGTTCCCTAAATGGTGGCGAGACTCAATTCACTGGACTGGTGGTTTATAACGAACTCCTAACATGTTATACAAATGAGCACTGACTTCCAAGACGCACCTGATAAAGCGAGCATCCCTGTTATACGGGGAATTGACGGAAACGAGATCCCGTTATACGCTCTACTTCACATAGATCCCGATGCCGTACGAAACGACATCGAGTGGGCAGCTGGCTGGCAAGCATCCGTGGCGTATGCCGCATCGGTTGCGAAACTGAAGGTGGAACGCATGAAGCGGCACATCAAGAAGGAGGAATCCAAACGGTTCCTCGCACTGCGCGAAGTTATCGAGGATAAGATAGGCAAGGCACCCTCGAATGACCTTGTTGATCATAACGTCCGTGCTGACCCAACTATCGACAGATTGTGGGACGAGTATTTCGATCTAGTGGGTCTGTCAGATGCTCTGGAATCTGCGCGATTTGCTTTATATGCCCGTAGAGAAATGATCATCTCGATGGGTGCTGAGACACGGTTGGACCGCAAGCTCAACACTTAGATTTCTAGTAACATCTCGGCCTTGGGCAAGCCAACCTTAAATTGAGCCCAACAAACCAAACACCAAACACAATACACTGACACATGGCGAAGATAACAATAGACGAAGACATGGACGAAGACTTGGCCGCTGAACTTCTCGCGGAGTTGGGCGACATGGGAGCTGGAGACAAGGTTGTCTTTAAAGTTCCTGAAGACGGGGACCCGCACGCAATCAGAGTCCTTCCCGGAAAGTTCGGAAAGTCGGGGAAAGCTCCGTACAGGAAGCACGTTCAGCACTGGGGACCCGACCCCAGGGGCAAGAGCAAGTTCAACCTCTCATTCACCTGTCCCAACGGTCAAGATAAAGCGGGCAAGCCTTGCCCCTTTTGCGAAAAGCGGGACCACTGGAGACAGAAGGAGAGTGACTTCAACGACGATCTCAAACAGGCAGGAGATGATGAAGCTCGTCGCAAAATTGAGCGCAAACTCAAGCTCGTCGCCAAGATCATCAGCGCGTTGAACTACCGTCAGTCGTTCATCCTCAACGTGGTTCCCGCCGAGAAGCCACTCACTACCAAAGTGTTTTATGCACCGAAGACGGTTTTCGAACCCATCCTCCGGGCCTTCGCTAAACACCCAAGCGTGTTCAGTACTGGACCAGAAGGTCACTACTTCGACATTACCCGGAAGAAGGAGAAGAATCAGACCAAGTATACGGTCGATCCGGACATGAAAGCACGCCCTCTCTCGAAAGATGAGGACGAAATTGACCGGTTGCTCGCCAATCGCCGCAATCTCGATAAAGAGATCATCTGGCGGACTGCAGAGGACCTCACCACGTCGTGTGACATGTTGATCAAGGAACTCCTCGAAGAAGGTACTGGCGGAGGCGGCACGAAGGGACCTCAAGAAAAGAAGGCCAAGCCCGCCCCTGAAAAGGACCTTCCACCACCAGTGACGACCACTGCCGACGGCATCCCAGACGCCGACGACATCGCACAGGGAGAAGAGCGCGCCCCATTTGCGGATGACGATGACGAAATCCCAGGACTCGGAGCCGCACCAGAGGTGAGCCTCGACGAGCAACCCGGAGATGAGCCACCTGCCGCTGAACCGAAGGCCAAGCCAGCTGCAAAGCCAGCCACGGCCACTGACGCCAGCGTGCTCGACGAGCTTGCTGCCATGGAGGCTGACATGGACCTCTAATGGCGGCTAAAAAGAAAGAGCCACCCGCCAGCGCCCAAGAGGTGCTGGCGGGCATTATTGAAGCTCCAAAGGTAGATGAGTTGTCATACACACCTGGTGTTGACGGCGACGAGTTGGACCACCTCACCCCGAAGTTCCACCTTCGCACGGGGATAAGCGTTCTTGACGCTGTAATCGGCAACGATGGTATCGGCACCGGACGAATCACCGAGATTTACGGACCAAACAAGACGGCCAAGTCTGAACTGGTATTCAAAACTCTCGAGGCATTTGTCGCAGATCACGATGACGGTATTTGCATCGTGTACGACCAAGAGTATGCCATGGACCACGCAAAAATCAACGCCTCTCCGGCTTTGGTGGCAGCGAGAGGCCGATGGACTATTCAAGTCAAACCTACACTCGAAAGACTCCTCGGCAGCATTCTCAAGATGCTGACGGCGATCCGCGAGCAAAAAATCACCCGTCCCATTTTGATCATCGTCGACTCGCTCAAAGCGCTTGAGACGGAAGAAGAAGCCAAGACGGAGCTTACCAAGAACAACGCTATGGCACCCATGGCACGGATCTTGTCGAAGGCTATCCCGAAGCTCAACCCGCTGTTGTCTAAGACCAACACGGCGTTGGTCTTCCTCAACCAGATTCGAAAGGACCCAAACAGGCCAATCTTCGTCGACGACGAAAGTCCCGGTGGAGAAGCCCTCAAGTTCTATGCGTCTTATCGCATCATGACCGCTTTCAACGGCGGATTTTCCTTGAAAAAGGGACCTCGTGTCAGCGAGAAGGGTATACCACAGTCTGGTATCATGATCGGGTTTAAGACGGTTAAAAACAAACTCGCATCTCCCGACCGGGTGATCGAGATACCACTGGTTTACACACCACACGGAGGCCGGGCTTCTGGTCTTTCAGACGCCTGGTCCATCTTCTACACTCTGAAGGCCAGAGGGTATATTGTATCCGCTGGTGGGAAGTACCACATCAAAGGATACAAAGAGGAGAAATTCGACCGCAGTGGTTGGTATGCTCAGCTTGCTTCCTGGGGGTTCACTCCAGATGTGTCGCTGAAGGACAGACTAGCACTCGACAATCCGCTTGCAGAAGCGTTTCGAAAGTGGATGGCGTGGATCATGGACCCAATGGCGGAGGACATGGACCTCGCAGGAGATCCGGAGGACGACCTCCTAGAGGATATGACTGCCGATCTCGATTAGGTATTACTGTGTCATTATTATCCGACAGTTCAGGCGGGCGGGGGCGACTAAACATCGCTCCCGCCCTGTATTTACCATCGACAAGGACCCGTGCATGGGCTTCGGAAGGTGTTCAGTTCGGTCTACCAGACATCCTTTGCGCTGTCAAAGAGCGATACGACCTTGTATCGCTCCCACATCCGGTAATAAGCACTCACGGAATCACGTGGAATCCAGATGGTGACCCTTGCAAGTTCGCGGCAAAGTTGCAAGGATCTACCGGATCGGTTCATGACATCGTAAAACAGTTGCAACAAGCGGTACTCGATCTAGCTACGCTGTTTGTAAACGCAGACTTATCAGAAGTCACTGAGGCACAACTTCGGGGGTACGGTATCGACCCAGATATGGGATGGCCAGACGGTATCGGCCCTTTGAGGCTAGCGCTACAATCTTTGCACCTGCGTAGACAAGTCATTTTAGATGTCGATGAGTCTTTCGCTTCCGTACCAGACAGGCTCGGTGTCGACAACTTCAGTCCCTTGTCCTGGATTCTGCCACGGACGATAGATGAAAAGACTATCGTGGGGTATGAACTCGTAGACGGGCATGCGTACAGCCGTGGCAGTATCCGCTTGGGGGCGAAACACCCATACACGCGAAGAGTCGTATATGCCCAGCGAGACGGGTCTGTGATTGCGCCAACGGAGCCAAATCCCGAAAAGCTCGTATACCCCTCGTGCGGTGGTGGTTTATTGGTACTACCAGCCGAGAGCGGAGTACAAGAAGGATTGGTGAGAAGGACCATTACTTGGCAAATGTCGGCCCTCAACCCTTCCGCTAGAGACGAGAAGCACTGCAACTACCGGTACATACTGGCTTGCGCCGACACCATGGACGCCTGCGCCGACGATCTCGGCATCCCAAGCCCAGGAGTGGACGGACCGAATGGAGGGGGAGGGAATACAAGCTCCTCGAGCAGAGACGAGACGTCATCCACTTCGTCGACAAGTTCGCGATCATCCTCATCAACATCGGAGTGTACGTACCCACTGCGAGGCTACACACTCCCGACAGACCCTTCGTCCTCCTCATCTTTATCCTCGCCTACATCAGACGAGACACTCACCAGCGACGGAGCACCAGAGACTTGCCCACCAAACATCGACTATGCGTCTTGTTCGTCCTCGTTCGAGTACCACATATCGCCAAAGGTAAAGGCTACTTTTAACGGAAACCGAATGGTCACGGCACCTTCGACCATCGTCGACGTTACGCATTACGTAAAGACTGGAGCCAATACGATAGAATTGGAATTTTGCGGGGAGTACGCGTGGTCCAACATATACGTCATCGAAGCCATCACGTACCCGGAACTCACAGGGCCTTGCGCCATGCAGGTGGACTGCAGATGTTGGCGACAGGGAGGATTATTCAGCCTCAACAGGTTCAACTACTGGTACGAGCAAGACTGCGTACCAGAGACTGCCAGTTTCCAAGTCGTCGGTGCGGTACACGACCTGGTACTGTGTCTCCCGCCTGATGCCGAAACTCTCGTTACCCTCGACGGATTGCACCCGACGGCCATCGATGCCAGACCACGCTTTTCGTATGCTGGAAAAGTCGTCACTATCGATTTCACCGTACCAAACTTGCGGTACAGACAACGCGTGGGATACCTTCCAAGCGAAGACTCGATACTCACATTACTCGACCCTTACGAGGAATACTCTGATTCGAGTTCATCATCTGGGGACTTTATCACCGTACCGGGAGAAACATGGACCGCCCACCTTTCGTACGTCAGGTTTTGCGGCGAGGCTGCAGAGACTGTCGACGTCGGCCAAGTCGATTCGGGAAGTATCACCACGGCTCCCGTTTTATCTCTGAGCGTGACGCTTCCAGAGGACGAGACAGCCATTTATTATCAGATTCGGATAGACCTGCGAGGAGAATCCTTGTACACCACAATTTCCGGGATGGGACACGATTTTTGTCCAGAAGTCGAGACGTTTTATCCGGATTGTCAGTTTTATGACTGCTGCATAATCGGCGACCTATCGTCAGAATCATCTATCAGCGACGTTTCTTCGGGGTCGAG